ACTGCCCCTGATCAGAAATGTAGTAATCCAGTCCAAGCGAGATCAAACCCTGATACGTCTGTTGATCAAGTGCAATGGTTTCATTCACACCCGCAATCAATGCTGTAGTAAGGTACAGTCGTTCATTGATGTCGGATATGATGTAGTTGATGGAGTCAATGCAGATTTGAACAAAATCCTGGGAAGACTCACTAGCCCCGAATTTACGAGCTTTTTGCGTTACAAGTGCGGACACGTCCACGCTCATACAAAACCCTCCCTTCTTCAAGGGAGGCTTAGGAATAGCCATGCCTTGACGTTGCAGTTGGTTTTATCATTGTAAATACTGACTGTGATCTTGCCGTTGGCAATAGGTATCTTGGTGAATGAATTGGTTGTTGTACCGCCAATAGTAGTATTGATTGGTGCTTGTGGATAAACCGTTGTTGGAACCACAATGCCAGACGCCGAATAGATGGTTCTCCTTACACTGCTATCACCCGACACCGAAACTGTAACAGCCAGACTGTTAGTGGCAAGTGAGGCCACTGCATTTGTGGGATCAATGACAATCATTTCCACAAAGCCAGTGAACGGAATTTCACTTACAGCACTTGATGGTGTTGCCACATTGGTTCCCACATTGGTAAGAACAAATGGTACGGGATACAGGCCGCCAGCTCGGCAAGAACAGGCAATCAGTATCGTAAGACAGAAGATGGAAAATCGTTTCATATCTTTCTCCTTGTAAGATGTGGGACACGGATTGTGACCGCGCCCCACATAACAATTTCCTTTGCTTGATTACGGGAGTGCAGTACAGGTCTTCACTATGCCATTGGTAATCGTAATGGATAGGTTCGTAATTGCACCTGTGTAGGCATAATTCAATGTACCTACAACATTAGTTAGACGTGCCAACGCCACATTGCCGGAAAGACTAGCAGCAGGCAAAGTGCTGCCCGTCCCTATCGTCACCGTGACATTGGTTCCAACAGTAATCGTTCCGTTGTTGGCCACTACCTGAGTCAACCCATAGACCTTCAACGTCGCGTTGCTGACAAGCGTAGGCGTCTGAGTAGCGGTAGCATTCGTATAGACACCACCACCAGAAACCACATTGCCATCAGTCACGTAACTGCCGTCTGCTCGTATGGCCGCAGTACCCCAATGTGCAATGTCCGTACTGTTGGTGGACACAGCAATAGCCAGTCCAACAACAACAGCAAAACTAACCAACATTGCGCCTATGAGTCTCGGACTCACAAATCCCAGTTCGCCGTCACTGCCTTTCTTGAGTTCAGCGTCACCAACGTATCGTCTGACAAACTGTTTCCAGTTCGTAGAAATACGCCGACGCCAACCTGAAAACTCTGTCAACTGCTTCTTGATTGCCGTAATCTCATCTTCCACATTCATCTCTTTTTCTTTTTCCTTAGACATTATCATGTCCTCCTATGTTGGACGGGCAGGGATTGTGACCCCACCCGCCCAAAGGGTGTTCTAACTCATTGCAACGCAAGACTAAGCACCGGCGTTGCCCCTTATTGCCATCGGCCTATCCGCGCCAGTCACAAAGACCATTCTGATACGATAGGCATCAATGTCTGGATTGTTGCCAACATCGTATGACTTGATCTCAGGCTTGACGCCCCAATACCAGAACAGTTCATACAGACTGTCCTTTGCCGCCATACCAAACCACGCTGTAGCCGAAGTAAGGTAATTCCATACCTTGTACTTCAGACCATAACGGGACAGGTAGTTCGGATCGTTCAGACTTGAACCGGGCTTCAAAACGCCCTCCAACTGAACAATAGCCGAATCTTCCAGATCAGGCGGAATGACAACAGTGTCCATCGTCATCGGACGAAGTAAACCATTCTCGTTCTTGTTCTTACGGAAGTCCAGCCGCATTGTGGCAATAGACGCCTGCGAAAGAGCAGACGATGTTTCCACATTGCTCCACGTGCCAGCCGAGCCAAGTTCTCTGTCTCTTGAATCGAACAGGTACATGCCATCCGCGCAAACCCATTCGCTCGTTGCGCCAAATCCGTTGTTAAACGGAAGTGCCGCATAGAGTTCAATGGTATCACGCGCCGACTGATTGAGGTCTTCCATGTGCTGATCAATCACGTTGAACTGATCAGTTTCACGAAGCCTCTTATCAATCCTGATTCCGAGCTTATACTCAACCGGAGTATAAGTGTTGTCGAAACCGGGCGTAACGTGCATCAGTGGAATACCATCAACTGTTCGCGCTCTCGGAACAATCGCACCACTCGACACGTATGAATGTTTCTCATACGCACGGTTTGTAGTCCTCTGTTGATAGTACTCCAAGCCCTCAAGAGGCTGTGCCCACTTGCGCCGCTTGACGAACTCCATACGGGAGTCCAACACGTCCTGATAGTTCTCCGCCATCAATACGCCGGGTCGGGAGAAGTGATTTGTAAGTTGACTAGCTGTAGCCATGATATATCTCCTTTCCTATTATGCAATCCTGACAGCGTTCAACGCGATCGGGAGAACCTTGAATCTTACTTTCGCAACTGTGTCCGTGCTCGCATACTGAGCAGGATCAAACAGATGCCCGATATTCGTGATCTCAATGTGCGGATAGGACGTGAGACTTTCATCAACCGTCACAATACTGCCAGTAGTGCTGGCCGCTGTGACGTTAATGCCCGTCTGTAGTCCAATGTCGCCCTGAGCAAGATCGCCATCGAGTTCATTGCCTTCCCACTCCATGTCGTCTGTTATGATCCCGACTTCCGCCACAACGGTATCCGTACCAGCCGCGCCGAGTGCTTGACTCGTGAGCGCATAATACTTGATACCACCTGATGTGGCTACCGTTGCCGCGCTTGTTACGCAAGCCTTGGCCAATCCTGACGTATCAACGAACAGGAACTGACCTGCCGCCCACGGTATGTTTGTTGCCACACCCTTCACCAACAGGTCAACGGTTGCCATAATTCCGTCTGACACCATTGCAGGGTTCATAGCTGTTAAAGCTGCCATGACTTATATCCTCCAAAAGCGAGGATCATTCGGGGTTCTTATCAAACTCTGTACGATACTTGTCGGAATTGGCGTCTAACGTGTCACTGAGCATTTCCGTAGCCATACGCCCCGGTGCATCAATGGCACGTTGTGCCTCTTTCGCATCTTTCATCCAAAGTCTGTCCCCGCGATCCAGCACTTGTTTCTTTTCTTGACTGTTTTTCTTCAACACTTCAAACGGGATATAACCTTCTGATTCCATTGTGTCGGGATCGGCGTTGTTCAGTGAAAAGTACAAATGCCATTTCTTTTTGGCTTCTGCCAACTGTTCACTGTTCCAGCCTTCCTCTTTCGCCTTCAATCGCCACGCCTCATCAATCTTCTTCTGGCGCGGGTCTTTATAGACTTCTTCAACAATGGAAACGTCCGGTGCTGGTTTCCTGTCCAGTCTTGGTCGTCCACGTTTGCCTTTTACTGCCGTTACTGTTTCCTGTTCTTCGGACATGATATTCACCTACCTTCTTTGTCTGGTACTGACCGACAATGTTGGTTCCAATGTGTTGGAATTGTCGGTCATTGGGAATGAGTTTTCCATGATGGCCTTTGCCGTTGCGCGACGAGTTTCGTCTGCCGTTCTGGTATCAACAGTTCTACGTCCAGTTCCGCCCAAACTTGTACTGTGCGGTTGTGGACCCGTTTCCCTACCAGGCGCGCCGCGATACTGTTTGGCTGCCGCCACTTGCTCATTAGGCGATAACTTGGTGAACCAATCGCTTTTCGACAGTTCATTGATCGTATCCCGTAACTCTATTCGTTCAGGATTAACCCGCTCATCAACTATCTTGCCAATTTGGTCTTTCCAATAGTCATCACGTTGCTGCAAGACCTGTCCAAAAGCGCGTTGCTGTCTTTGCAAAACTTCGCCTATGACCTTCTGCGGTTCAGACACGAAACGTTCCTCAAGTTCCGCGTTCCATACATCCGCCATTGGATCACTGGTTGTTTGCTCAGACTTTGTGCGCTCATTGAACTGACCTTTCAGTTCCGCGAGTTTCAACGACATTTCCGTAAATTCACGTTGTCGCTCTTTCAAAGCGGTTTCCGTGTCGGCCAGTCGTTTCGCCATCACCGGGTCTTGACCATCTTTCGATTGAATCCCTTTTGGGGAATCGCCAGTGGTTGACTCAGTTCCCTGCTCGCTGGTAACCTGGGTTCCAGTTCGTGAGTCACCCTCATCGGGGGACAAACTGGAAGAATCCGGCATTACCGTTGATTCGTCAGACATAGTTCATGTCCTTTCCGGCTCAATCACTGGCTTGAGCCACGCCATTACTCTGTGCCGCTTTCAGAAGGAATTCCCGAAACATCAGGAGTCTTCTGAGCCGCTTACATTCACCTTGCAATAGAGGCGATTCTTCGGGCTTCGCCGTTTCTAATTGACCATGAATGCGGTCAATCATCTGTTCCAGCATCCACGTATAAACCGTGAATTTCTCGGAATCCATGAGTTCGGCCAACTGCTGGACCTTCTCTTTCGGAATGGGTATTTCCATGTTGCTTGTCATTGCATTGCCACTCCACCGCCCATTGCCGCACCACCACCACCATTTGCCATTGCACCCATTTGACCGGCCATCTCATTACCAACCACCATACCGGGTGTCGTGTTTTCAGGCGGTGCGGTCATACTGCCGGTTTGCTGTCCAGTCTGTTGTTTCAGGAATTCAGTTTCCGCAATGTGCCGGTCTAATAGACGGATATTGGGGTAATCACCTTCGACGCCTGTGTACTGCAATCGCCATGACTTATGTTCAGCCAACATTACGTCATGGTTGTCTTGTGGACTCGGATTGACATATTGCCCGTCCATTAATAGCCGGTTCTCGTGCCGCGCCAATGCCTTCTGTTGTTCAGAATCGTCTGGCTTGATTATGTCGCTTATGTCTGTATGCAGGATCAGTTCAAAGAACTTCTTGGCCGCTTCCCTGCTGTTCATGTCTTTCAGGAATAGAGGCAGTAGATTCTGAGCCGCGAAGGTCATACCCTGTTGCTGCATCAAGTTCTGTTCAAACTCGTCAACAATATCTATGACCACATCGTAATCGCCAAACAGATCAATCGGCCTGATAGACTGATAGACACCTTCATCATCCGCGATCTTCAATGTCTGATTTTCCTGAGCGTAGATGTGCCAGTAACGCACACCCTTACGCGCAAGCCAACTGAGCCATTGGTGAAAGACGTACTTGATCAACATCTTGTTTGGCAGACTGGCTGCGGTATAGGCATTCACGGCTTCACTAGAACTGGTACGCTGCCCCATTGCCTCGCCGCGTGTTGCACGATTGTTGCCAGCCGCTTCGTCGCTGTCGTTGTCAATGTATTGCAGGGTTGGTATGATGTCATTGACTGGAGCCATGACAAATTCGGTTAGCGAATTCTCGTTTTCCACGTAGTAGATAACGTCTTTCCCAAACTTCAAATCACCGGTATCAGTATAGACTTCGCCACGTTTCGCTTTCAGTGGTCTATTGATATTGGCAGTCTTGGTGTCAATCAACTGCTCCTTACTGGTAGTGGACTCGCTGTAGTTGCCGCGTATTAATTGAGCTAGGCTGATGTGGTACAACTTATCCGAATCATCGGGAAGGTGATGAATCATGTCCATCGGTATCTCATCGTCAGGATCGGGATTGCGTTCAATTCGCAATACCACACCAGCCGTAAAGTCCTTGACTACTGTCACCCAAAACTTCTTTGGCATGTTCTTGAGCGGATCCCACCGTTTGCCGATTTTCGCAGTCTCATCTATTGGTAAGAGCACCATTGCGTTCCACAACTGGAATGTGCCGGTATTGGCGTCAGGCGTTGTAGAGGCCAGTCCAGCATTGGTTTCTTTCTGTTGCCTGATCTCATCATTATCGCCGGAACCTTTGAATAGATGTGACTCGTTGACCTGATCCACATTGATGTATTCCTTGAGCCGTTGACCGTCCAATAATTCGGTCATATTGGTTGTGGATTCGGTAATAACGCAGTTCTGTTTCTGCATATCGGCTATATTGGAATCGGCATAGAAGTTCTCGATTGGTATGGCTTCCCAGTTGAAACGGTTGTCGGTCAGTACCAGCTTGCGACTGACCTTGGTTTCTACGGGTTGACCTTCAACGGGTTTCTTAGTTGGCCACCTGTCCAACACTTCTTGTGAACGTCTGAACCAACTACACACTACAGGTTGATTACCGTACTTGATAAGTTGGAATAGAAACTCGATTGCTTTGACCGTGAAGTTCTCCTTGTCACGGTTCCATCGCATTGTGAGATTATGCTGATTGGCAAGCAGTTCAGCTTGCTTGTCGCTTCCGAAGATTTCAGGATTACTACGACTTGAGTAATGGTAAGGGTCGGTCTGACTGAACAGGACGTTTACGAACTGAGCGGCTAGTGAACGCACAATCTTGTAGAACATCGTTGATCCGACTTTTTGCGCCTTCGTCTTTGTAAGGTTATCGGCCTGTCGGTCAAGTCGGGTACGTTCAGTTTCACGTATGGTTTCGTCCTGTCCGCACTTCCACATCCAGTCGGTTGTTTCCCAAATAGTCTCATGCGAGGCACGATCAGTTTTGTACTTATCTTTGTAGATTTTGAGATAGGACATAGCCGATTCGCACAATGCAGGATCATCAGCCAGATTCTCGCCGTGAAAAATCTTCTGAACATTCTTTGGCTTGGGCTGATCTTCTATCTCGGTCGGAATGAAAGCATCGGACGATAATGGAGTATCGTACGGTTTCTGATTAGCAGGTACTTCTTTTTCGTCTGGCATAAGCGTTCCCTCATTCCCTAACGCTCTCAAATACAAAGGCCGCTGAACCCTGAAGCCCTACAGCGACCTTTTTTTACTTTCACTGGCTATGTATCAAATTATCGAAACTATGTCAAGTCTCATTTTCCGCAACTCCCAAAACATCTTCCTCTCTGACACAACCATACTGCTTGTCCTTGATCTTGAATATCTTGATTTTAGCCTGAACAATGATTTGTGATCCTTTCAATATCCTATCCTTGACACCATTTCCAACTGAGACTACGGGATAGACATAAGTCTTGTCTTGAAACTGATCACACGTCACAATCAATTTGCTTTGATCCTTGGCCGGTACTTCCACAACCACGCAATCGCCAATAGCCTGTATATCCAGTTCTGCCGGGAATATCACTGGAAACAGTAATGACTCCTTGATGATCCAGTAATGTTCCTCGATATGGTGCATACCGTCACCCATTTCAGGGCATAGCGTAGTTTCCCCAAAGTCGCCATTCTCTTTTTGGCAATGTTCCACGTGGAACATTTCACAGTCTGGACCAACGTCCACGATCTCTACGAAACTGGTAGTATCCGCATAGTATTGGGGCAGAATGAGTAATGGTGTTCCATCTTCCTTTGCAATACCCCTGTCCCCGTTTGACAACGATTGACCCACACCGCACTTATGGATCAGGATGTTGTCACCTGTTGGCTTCAAGTTGACTATCATTCCTTCTCTCCCGGCTTCCTGTTGAACATTTGAAAAAACGCGAGCCACAATAATCCCCACTGATCCCCGCCGTCCTTGCCGGATCTGGCAATCTCCGGCTCGTGTAGCAACATGAATTTTCGCAATCCGATTTCCCCGCTTCTGTTGATGTTCATGGTTTCAGTCCTTTCAACAATTTCGACATATCCACATCTCCCCCCGCATGCACCGTTAATCTGCATGACCTATACAACATCCGTATATACTTATCAATTTGACATCTTTTAAGGATTGCCACTCCAAGTCTATATTCAGGTGTTTTGATATTGCGAAAAAATCCTTTTCTACTCATGTCTCCAAATTCAATTCCTAAACATATTCGCATTGCCTTCATATCACAATCTCCTGTATTGACTCGACCCCACAACCTGTCCCTGTCTCTTTTCCTCATACCACGGTTTCTCTCTCACCCTGTTTCGGCCTGTCTGAAAAATGTCGCCGAGGAACCGCAAAGGGATTTGGATGCTATACCCACTCGCTGACATGGAATGGTTGTCTATGTCAGCCGGTTTGTCTGATTCGTTCTTGCCTGCTATGGTATCCATCCAGTGCCAACCTTCTATTTCCCGTTTCCAGTTCACACAGGTATTGAACACGTACATGCGTGATGCGCCTTTCTTGCCAGTCACAAGATGCACACGTTCAGGATCAACATGCAGGTATTCTTCAAACATGGGTATCCACTGTTCGTAATGCGCCGTGGAAGCTGGTACAACTTTCAACCCAGCGCACTTGTACAACCAGCCAACGGGCTTGGATGTACTGTCATCAAGTCCGGCAAAACTCCTGCCATCTAATACCTGTTTGGCGTACACCTCGGTATCATATACTTCCTCAAACCGTTCGAGTATAACACCACGATTATCATCATGCACACTTGGCAGCTTGCGTAAACTGTTGCCACTCATCTGAACCATTCGTCTGACATTCTGAAATGGACTATCGCCCTTGGTATATAGCTCTCTGTAAATAACAACATCCAGGTTCTTATTGACAGCAAGACATAAGCCACATGTAGGATTAACCTTGCCATGATCCCATGCCCGGTAACACGTCCAGTCGTCCGGAGGATGTTCCCACAACGGGTCAATCCAACTGTATTCAGGTTCCCAACTGGTAATCACCAGTCCCGCAGTACTGTGCCACTCACCATACAGCCTGGCTCGACCTTCCCTGAGTACCCGGCTATTCCCGTTCTTGCGCGGTTCGTTCTCCCATTTATCGAACGCTTTCTGCTTCTCACTTTCCGGGTAAATCCAGTCCAGCATTTCCCTTACACCCATTGTGTAGGTCTTTGGGTTATGTCCCTTCTTCTGTTCGCCGGTCAACATCTTGTGAACGAAACTACCCGCGCCAGTGTCCGGCCTACCTTCCACCTTATGCGGTGTCAGCGAAAAGAAGTGTATGCCTCTTACCGTTCTGCATCGTTCGTCAGCACCGTCAAACAGGTTCTCCTTACCCTGCTCATCCCATAACCTTCTCTTGAACACGCCACTCTCATACACGTCTTGATCCTGCTCGTAAGTGAACATGCTCATTGCACTACCGCACGTCAGTTCAATCCTGCTCTCGTGTCCCCAAGACGGATTACTTCTTGCACCTGTACCTTTGTACTGCTTGCCATACACCCCCAATTCACTATCCGGCGTCCAGAATCGGATCATCTTTGGCCATATGGTATCTCTGAGATTCTTCTCTTTGTAACTCGACACGGCCAGTTCCATTGGATCACGGAACGGCACATAATCAACACCGTGTTCCGCGAATATCGGCCAGTCCCGTTTCATTGGTATCGCACCAAGCAGTAACTTGACCATCATCAGGGTAGTTTTCCCCACTCGATTTGGTGCCACCACTGCCACAACATCATGTATCCAGTCGTTGATTGCGTCTTGTGCCTCATAGGTGGCAGGCGCAAAGAACTGTAAGGGATTGGTCTTCCACAAGTGCTCCAGGTCAGCGTACATTTCCAACTGCCCTTCATTGCCAGCCAGAAAGTCCTTACTGAACAGGACAATCGTTCTGCCAAGAAACAGTCGCGCCATATCTTCATCGTTGACTTGTTTCCGTAAATCATCACGTTTCAGATATTCGGCATAGGTCAACTTCTCGACACCAACATCCGTAATGAATGTGAAAATAAACGGTGGTCTGGTTTCAGGGGTCACTACTGCCGACATATCCACATCGCCTTTCGCTTCTCACCCTGCTTCTCCCACACATGCGGCTTCTCCAAGTCTATCCCGCTCTCCCTCAGTCGCCGCATCACGTAGAACTTGTAGCCCTCCTGATCCTTAGTACCCTTCCGCACCCATGTCATCTTCTCGGCTTCCATCTCAACTTGCGTTATACAACAGATTTTCATGGCTTCATTCAACCACTCGATGCACAGGACTGTCGCCGGTGATCTCTATGTTGGGTTTCCCAAATTTAGCATTTGATCTTTCGTCAATTTCTATGATTGTGATGTGCCGGAAACCAGAGCAACAGTGGCGCGGATCGTGCGCCTTGTGTTGTGGCGTGCAGACGACCATCGAACTTGCACGCGGATCAAGATCGTGGCCGTGAACACACACCGAACAATCTGCGTATTGCTCAACCGTCGCTGTTTTATTAGGCATGTTCACACTTTCTTGTACTTGTCCCATCGGATACAGTTGTTGCACAAATCGTCTCTGTTCACACAATCGAACCGCATACATAATCTTACCGGCCAGTTACCCCTGCTCTTACTATTCCGCCGCACCTTGTGCTTCTCTACATCTTCCCTGATCCCGCCACCGATCCCCGTCCGCGCCTTGTACATCTCAGGTGTCATTGTGTTCAGACTCATGGCGTCACTTCACCTATGTTCACATCCTTAACCTCCACTGTAACCGCTTTTGACTCCATCAGCCGCTTCAATATCTGCGTAGCCGTCAGCTTGCTCACCCCTGGCTGCTCCAACTTGTCCAACGCCTTCTGCGCCTGATCCGCCATCCGCACCACCTTGTTTGGATCAAGTTCACTCATCCGCTCCGCATCCAAACTCGTGAACGCTAAATTCTGGATCCGCAGCCAGTACGCTTTCTGCACCTGCTTGACCTGCTCCTTCGTCAACCGGAACTTGTGGTATGGATCGTGTCTTACCAAATATCCACTAATGACAGTATTCTCCACCTTCAGTATCTTGCTGATTTCCATTGGAGTCAGCCCCATTGCCCTCAATAATAGTATCCCTTGCACTTGCACCGGCAAATTCCTGAACGCCGGATCCAAGTCACCGTCAAATGTTATCGTCGGTAAGTACCGCTCCAGTACTTCTTCCGGCTTCGCTGTCAATTCTTCGGTCATTACTTAACACCCATCATTGTACACCAATGTCTCCTCCGTCCTGCCATTTGGAAGAATCCGCCGACCCAACACCGTCCACCTGTACCCGTAACTCTCATCTACCTCCACCCGTAAATCCTTACTCATTGCCCACGCCAACAGGATCGCTCTAGCCAGTATCTTGCTTGATACCGTCAAGACCAACTCTATCCCTTCAACGTAATGCGCTCTACCCGTAGCCTCCCATATTGCCTCGCTCAAAGCATGTGCAGTCAATTCACTCGCCGTCATTATCTTCATTTAACAGCCTCCGCATCATAATACCCCCGCTCGTCAGTCTCTATCTTCCTAACCATCATTCATCTTTCAATGACCGCCCACAACTTTTTAACCGATTACGAACTTCAAAGAATGTTTTTTTGCCAAGTCCCCTACATCTTAGTAAATCAGACGTAGTTTTATTCGTCAATTCTGCAATGGTTTTTATATCTGCCAGTTCCAAACAACTCTGAGTGCGTCGTGTAAAACGCAAATCCCGAATCGGGGTAGCATCCGTTATGTTTTGAGTCACAGGAACCGCAACCTTCAAACCAAATTGTCTAGCCAGATGATCCAGAAAACCCCTCTCCGTTCGATAAAGATAATCATTACAAATTCTCTGAATTGTTTTCTCTGTTATATGGGCAATACTTTTGTCTATCTCATCCCTCACAATTCGCCGAATATCCCATTGCGACATTATCTTGACGTTTTTCATAACTAAACCTCCGTTAATTTCACTTCACCCCATCAGCATCATAATACCCCCGCTCGTCAGTCTCTATCTTCCTCGAATCCTTCCCCTCCAGATACCACTTCACAGCCGTCTCTACCTGATGTATCAATGGCTCACCTGTCTTCTTCTTCCGCACACGCATCATATCCACTAACCACCGATGCACCGTGAATGTTATGAAATCGTCAGGTAACTTCGGCCTATCCACCACCTTCACCCGCTCGTCCATCACTTCACCCCCACACACATCGCGTCAAACGCTACCCTGCTTATCTCAATATCTTCCGTACTACCCATCCCCACAAAACGCTCCACGTTGTGATATGTGTCAGCTTCCGCTATGAGCCAACACTTCCCCTGCTCATCAATGCCTATCATCACAGCACCGTCCCTATTGCTCAGATTGAGGCTTCGATTCTAAACAAGGCGTATCCTGTCTTCACTTTTCATGCGTCATAATATGTCATAATAAATTAGAATGTGTCAAGATGTTTCTTTCAATTGCGTGAAGGTTGGATCAATTACGTGCAACAAACTCATCGGTGGGCAAAGGGACCGGCCTCCCCCCCCTGCCCCTGCACACCCATATCCACAGCATGACACAGCACAGCAGCAGCGCATGCACAGCCATGATCTACGTCGCATAACATATAACCTGTCTACTCAATAACATTGTCACTACAATGACCTACAACAGATGCGCACTTATGTCAATATGCACATATGTCAACATAATTGATATGCAATAGGTTACACAGCATGGTGGGGTGTAATCCCTATATGGCATAGGATGAGCCAGGATGCAGGCTAGGCTAGGCTTATGCAGGACATAATGCAGGACATAGGCTATCCGAGGCATACGATCACCCCAGTTTAGGCGTGACAAATTGTCACGGCAACACAGATGGCGCGTGGGATGCAGCGACTACCAAATCCAGTAGTGATGTATGTCACATGTGTCAATAGTGTTGGTGCATACAGTTGTATGCAGCGTTGTTGTTGGTGCATACAACTGTATGCAGATATGATGTGATAACCAAATTATGAAACTGTCCGGGCTGAAACTGTGTATGTTGTGCGAACTATTTTTGCGATACAGTATTGGTCGGAACGCATGTTTTGTGGGATATGCCCGGATTGGTGATTGACACTGAATATGGTTGTGTGGTATAATCGCGAGCGATATTCCTGGTACGGATATACTATACCTATCCTATGACATAGAGTAACCCTTACACCAGCACAGTATATGTACACAGTCTCAGGTTGACCATAACCCTACCCTATGACTGGGTGTGAGTATGTACACAGTTTGTACACAGTGTATTGGCGGGACCGAGAATCAGATATGTGAAAATCTTCGCATATATGTGAATTCCGAAACATAGAGTGTGTACTGAGTAACACAAGCAGCGCGTGGATAGTGCATACAGAATTACACAGTTGTGTTGGATTGCAATGGGTTACGAGTGTGATGAGGAATATATTGCAGTGGGGTGAGGATATGGCACGGCTGATGCTTAATATGCTGGTATCATGAGCGCAACAACACAATGCAGATTGGTGCAGAGCAGAGCTGGTAGAGTGTGGTTGCATGTGTGCGGGATTGTGCGGGATGGTAGAGTAGGCTGGCATATTAGAGGGATCATTAGAGAGATTAACAACCAGTAACAGGAGGAGAACGGCAATGCTAACGATAGAACAGAGTGGGTTTTTCAATGGTGATCGCGTGGAGTTGGACGATGTCGCGGACTATTTCACAGTGGACAACATGCGGAGCATGTTCCCCGGAGAATGCGACGATCTCACTCAGGATGAGTGCGACGAGTGCGCCGCCGAGGCGCGTACGATGATCGACCACGATGACAGGGAGGACGAGGACAACGGAGACGCAATGTCCGAGACCGAGCGGGAATGCCGGTCAGCGTTTGAGCTGATGGGATTCAATGAGACGGAGACGGGCGGCGGGTGTACGGCGTGGGAATTGGTAAGCGAGAGGGATAAACAGTTTCTCGTGACGCATGAGACAGAGGTTGTTCTTGACTTGGGTGCATCGTGCATATTGAGCGTGTACGACGGACAACACATTGTCGTGGTTAAGCAGCTTGCGTTTCTCCGTGCTTACGACTTCATCGCGTGGTTGCATGCACAATGCGAGTTGACGCCAGACCAGATGAGCGAAGCGGCGTTGATCAAGTGGGCGAAAGAGTAACAGGCCAACAGGCCAGAGCGGGCGGAATAATGTACATAGCGAAAGGCAACTTGATTTACTGGGACGCAGAAGAGGACAAAAGGGCAGTCTGCGAGCAAGCGGCTTATGCTGTTGATTTGCTGAACAAAGCCGGGACACTGAATGACAAGGGACGTTACACGGCATCGGCGCGGATGAATTACAAGGCGGAATGTTTGCCGGGTTTCCGCTGGTTAGAACAGAAGGAGGCAATAGCGGCACAGGCTGAAGGTAGCGGATGCAAGGCGTGCAAGGCGGCAATCAATCAGACTGAAGGGGGCGCATAAATGAAACTCAGAGACAGGAAGCGGATAGTGCGGGAATTGTGCGAAAATCTCAAAACGATACTCAATAAGAACGTGGAACGGTTCCCGGAGAATTGGGACGGTTGCCATATTAGGGCATTGGCCGGATACTTGGCGGAGAGCAAACACGACTCAGTCAAACGGGCTTTCCGGGAAATGAAACGGTCAGATCGTTGGTACTCGCTGGCAACGTGAAAGGGGCAAATTATGGACACAATGACAGAAATCTTTGGAGAGGCAATAAGCACATACAGCCGACAAATGGGCATATCGGACGGAGCACTAGTGGACGTGACAGAACATGCAAAGAACGACGGTTTCAAGTTTCCCGTTGCGATGACAAGGGCGGCATGGGCGGAAAGTGTAGAGGCTGGCGGGACATGGGAAGCAGGGGCTGACGATGGAGAAGGTGAAACGTTGAAACTTCCGGGCGGCCAGGACGTTACCGGCAGGCTGCATGATGTATTCTGGATGTTGCGTAGTGCGATAAAGCACGTAAAGGGAAGCCGGGTTGACTTCTCCGTGCTCGTGGACGTACGGGGCGACGGGCGGCACAAGAAGGTTGACCTGTACAGTCTTTGCGGTCCGGGTGATGATATGGAGCCTGTCATAACTATCATGTTACCGACGGAAGATTGAATCATGGAGATCATCGAACTTGTGGACATCGAAACGGGAAAGGTCAACAGCGTGAACTGGATAGCTTGCAACATCAAATACCGTTGCGTAAAGTGCGGCTGCAAAGGCCGGTTGATACTGGCTAACGGTCAAGCGGAATTGGACAAGGTGAAGGCGGAGAAGAAGGCAAAGACTATATTATGCAGCGAATGCGAAAAGGAAAGCCAAAGCGAAAGGGTAACAGTATGAAACAGACATACAAAGGCTATCAACTCGAACTAACACTCGTTGCCCGGATCACCGACACAGCGGGCAACTTGTGCCACCGGGAGAATCTCAATGCTGCGGAAGATGTACCTGATCATCCAATTCTCATGCGAGGAATGCAGGGAATTATTGACTCCTGGGAGCGTGAGGAAAACGGGGCGGCGCCGTATCAGCCATTGACCGGCAACATCATAGATAGGGCTGTCGCGGTGGGGTTCCTGGATGACATACCACTGAACGCGGATGATCACGCGGCATTTAGAAAGGGCATGATGGACGTTTGCAACAGAGGAGTGAAATCAGTATGACCAAGCTTATCAGAGAAATTCTTGTCACCGTTGCAGGTGGGCTGGTGCTCGGCGCAATGGCGTGGGCGATTGCGGTCATCATGTTTGCGTAAAAAGAAAGTTGTTGACACATAAAAGAGAATAGTCCAATGTTCGCATCAGACAGTAAAAGCAGAAGGACAAAAGAACAATGCAAACTGCGCGACTTAGATTTATCTTTGCATCCCGTAGCCGGTTCCTACAAGAGCCGTTGCATTGTTCTGAACTGTCTAACGGCTGCGGGATGCTCTTTTCTCTCCCCACTGTCTAACTTGTTACGATTCAGGAAATCGGGCAACGCTTGTAAGGACTTTGCGACCCGGAAAGTAGCCGATAGGCTATGGCGTGCTGAGGGAGAAATCCTCGGACTGATTCTCGGAATGGCTGGCGTCCAGAGCACTACGACAGCCGAAAGAGTGTCAGAAAATAAGATACCGGCCCTAGCGGTGGGCATAGCCGCTCCTGAGTGTGATACTGGATCGTACTGGTCGAAGGAAAAGAGGGAAAAGTCCCGTCTGCCTGAATGTGATCTTCAAACACAACTAAGAGAGAGGGTTCAACTATGCCCACGATAGACAAAGCTCTTTCTCTGTGTTGTCCTAAGTGTTCCCATATGTTTGATGTGATTCTCAGCGTCACACCATACGAAGTACGGGACAAAGCTCCACATCCTTTCAAACCATTCAAGCAATACGATCCCACGCCCGACACAGTACGACAGGCCGAAGGGAAACGCTGGCAAGTATGCGCAAAATGCCGGACACACACAAATCAAGTTGCCAAGGATTTAGGTAATGGTAGATCAAAATGGGTATGTCAGATTTGTGGACATATGCCAAAAAAGTCATGGCTCACCAACATCAGAAAGGACACATCAAATGACCTATAGATCAGTGTTACTCCGGCGCACCTATGAGCGCACGGAAATTGAGTACGAGGCAAGCGACCAGGCCGCGGCACTGCGGGAAGCTGTGCGGCAGGCACGCGCCGGCGGGAAATACCTTGCAGGCTGGCAACCAGTTGGCGCGCCGGAAGTCAGTATCAGCGACGGGCCAAAGGAGGTGGTAAAATGAAATGTACTTGCGAATCATGTCAGGGTAACGGCGTGATCACATGTCAGGATTGCGGCGGGCGTGGGTATCATCTCGGTACACTCAATGAATTGGAAATAACGCCCGAGATGGAACATGCTGCGGAACTGGCGGAGCTAGAAGATGATTTGCTCCGTGTTGAGCGTGATGCTAGCACGTTAGAACAGTTACGACCTGACAGAGCAGAATCGTACCGGGCGCAATTGGCGGCAACAAGGAACTGCATTAACCAGCAAGCCGATAAACTGATGGAGGTGCGGAAATGAAGCTACTGCTCACTGTAGCAATCATCAGCTTGTCCTTGGCAGTCACGGCGGCAAGCTTGCGCTATGTATGGCAACTGTGCCGAGGCGAATGGAAACGGTTACGCCCACGGCTGCATCAGTGGCTAGTCTGGCGCGGGGCAGCTAACAGGACACGGCTCAGGCTGGAGCAGGAAGGGCGGGTCTAGTGAGAATAAACAACAGGCGGTTTATGGCGTTGTATATGTCGCAAGTCGGATGTTGCGTGGATTGTGAGAAGACATTTTCTCCTAACGACTTGACTTTGCACCACGTTCCACCAAAATCAGAAGGCGGCAGCAATTCATCAGGAGCAAATTTCCTCTTATGCCGGGCTTGCCATAATGTAAGGCATGAACAAGATGATGAAATTCAAGACGAAGCCAACGCGGAACATCGGATCGAAGAACGACGCACACTCGAAAATGCAGAAATGGAGAAGCACTTTGAAAAACATCCACATGGATAACTGTCCAACTTGCAATCGTCCATTGGCTCAAGAGCGCGGCAATGAATGGAGAGGTAATCATTCCGGGTACATGCGATTTTACCGGCGTAGTCTGGTGCTCAAACATCTATGCTCGACTTGCGGCAAGGTTCCACCACGAAAAGGAATATACAAGCTCACCGGTAAACCATACCTGCATTGCAGGGCGTGTCAACGGATTCTGTATTCCCGGAAAAGGAAGGCGGCGATTATCCATAGTCGAATCTGTGCTTGCGGACAAAGGGCGGCAAGGCAATTAGGGAAACGGTACTATTGTCGGTCATGCTGGAAAAAACATCAGGCGTGGTTGAGACTCGGTGATGAATAAACTATCAACAACAAGCAAAAATTATTGTCATACTTTCTCCTTCGGAGCCGGGGCGTTGCTTTCCACCGAGTCCAACCTTGGCTTGTTGCCGCTGTTGTGACTTTCGATGACCTCACGTAAGAATCTGATTACCGGCTCCAGTCCGTCCTTCTCCACGAGTTTGACATAGTACTTTGTCAGCCGGTCCACTCGTTGCTGTCTCGTTTCGAGGATCATGGTTTGTACCCTGCTTTCTTTCTTGCTTGGTCTAACATTGCGAGAATCATCCTGAGCACCTTACGCAATCCTTGACGGTCAATCATTGCAACGTAGTAATCTACATTGTGGTCAATCTTTTCAGCGCGGGTCATCTTTGTCAAAGGGCATTGCCTCCTTAATTCTCAATGAGCGGTCAATGGTGCATTTTACGGCTGCAAATTCTCCGGCGCGGCCTTTGGTGAACTTCAGAAGCTTGATATAAATGCTGTCGCGTTCATGTTCGTCGCGCCATGCACCGAGAACGCAACCTGATGAATTTTCTATTGCCCCGCTATCTTTAGACGAGTGCAATGTTATTTGCTCTGAGCCATCGCGGGATACTTGAGATGCAAGGATCAATATTACGTTTTCCTCTTTGGCGAGCACCTTTAACTGTTCTGCAACGTCTGATGTTTTCTCGTAGCGACTACCCCTGCCTTGCATCAACTGGATGTAATCAATCATCACAACAGCGGGTTTAACGCCCATTGCCAATTCAGCCTTGTGCAATATCTCCCTGATTTTCTCAACTGATAGATTTGATTCTGAACAGGTGAATATCCGCTTGACCTGTTCGTTTCGTTGCCAGTGGACGGGTTTGGTTGACTTGTAGAATGACTCGATGTCATATCCACTACATTCCGTTGTGAGTGCGGCAAGCCGTTCAAAGGTTAAACTGCTCGGCAACTCCAATTCAAACAACAGGACATAGAGCGGCGATGCTGATAACGCTATATTATGCAGCACCATTGTTTTGCCAACGCCGGTATCTGAAATGATCGTAACCATCTCTCCGGGTACAATTCCCCGCAAGGTTCGATACGCTGGCAACCAGTTGCCAAGAAGTAAAACTGTATTGGAAGATTTAGCAATGAATGCGATGTATTCTTCTTCTAGTTGCGCCATTGAGCGGATAGGCACATCAAGATTTTGCGGGACAGGCATTCCGGCCATGAGCAAATCAATGAACGCCTTTGTACGTGTGTCCTTGTCCATGCCTACACTGCGGAAATAGTCAACAATGTCATTGTGTGGTTTCGGTACTCGGATATGAAGAATTTCTTTGACGTGTCCTGATAGAGCCTTGTGTAAAAGGCGTGCATGGTTCTGACCGGGTTCGTCATTGTCGGCACAAATAACAATAGATTTCCCGGCAAGGCAATCAGTCCAAGCGTCAAGCCACTTCCCCGCGCCTCCAACATTGCACGTTGCTACGTATCCTGTTTCGTTGATCCAATTTGCTTTGCGCTCCCCCTCACAGATTACGACCTGTTCAGACTTCAATACTGCCGGAAGATTGTATAAGACGCGGATCATGCCTTCCATGTTGTTCTGATATTTTCCGTCTGCCCCAATTCCCTGTTGCGCAAAGTCTTTCTTGCGACCGTCCTTGCCTGGCTCAATTCGGCATGTCCTGAAAAGTGGCTTGCCAAGCGCGTCGGTGTACACGTAACTTTCAACGACCTGCCGCTTGATAGGCGTGATTATGACTTCCTTTGATGAGTCCCGAAATAGGTCTGACATTTTCAAACCCATTGCGGCAACGACCTTCTCAGTATCACAACCAGCGCGACACGTAAGAACAATTCCTTTTTCTCCTTCGTCAACAGAAAGGGACGGCGTTGTATCAGCATGGGACGGACAACACGCTTGCCAGCCCTTTGAGGTCTTGCTAACCTTTTGCAACCGGGAAAGAAAATCTTGCATGTTCATATGTTCACTGGGCGGGTTCGTGATTTAGGCTTGTCGAAATTATGGCTGTTGGATTTCCAGTATGACAACGCTGACTTGAGACTGCCTTTGATTGTACCCCAGCCTTTAACCCCGTCGTAGTAGTCGAAGAACTTCTTAACATCGTCAGGCTTCATTCCAATTCCCTCAGAAGCAGCTAGACACTCGGCGAGCGTATGTCCCCCTTGACAATCCCCAATATCAGATACAGAAGCAGAGGCAGAGTCATTGACTTGTCCATGACTGTCATTGACATTTACCTTCAACGCCTTCCTTTCACGTTCTCTACGTTTCATTTCTCTGTTGTAAGCCCTTACGTCTTCGCTGTTTTTGATGTTCCGATAGTGTTCGTGACTCACAAGGAAATACTGGAATCCTGATTGATGTAACAACCTGCAACCGCCGTGATCTCCATTTTTTGAGTTAGGATCAGGCGATGTCAAAAATGTCAATGACTTTGATATTTCCTCGGCAGTAGTACCAATGATCTTTGCTAAAAGTTCGGGATTCAAAATAACAGTGTGATCCTCTGGATCGGCTTTGGCTATGCAATAACCCCATAACGCAAAAACATTGGCACCAGCTCCAACCATTGACCCCTCGTACATCGAAACAAATAATTTACCATACATGGCAATCCTCTTTTCCCTGTAAAAAAAAGAATCCCGCCCAAGCCTGCTAGAGTTTCCCCTTGCGGGAAGAAATGGCTTGCGCCACTTGAACGGGATTCAAACTGATTCTGATTTAACTCTAGCATGTCGCACATCCTACCAAATCCCCGCGCACTGTCAACCTTTATTCGCTGCCGCTGCTCGGACAGCTTGTTTCGTTCTAATGGCAAACCGTCTTGACGCATATTGCACTGTTCGGCGAATCCTCGCGCCTGAAAATTACGAGCATCGAGGGGAACGGCGCAGTCCCAAAGAATTTGTCTGGTTTGATAGCGTGACCCTCCACAAATTTAAGACGCCCACGAAAGAATCTGATCTCGGCAGCTTTTAGCGCGTAGTCGTGAAACCACCCCACATCGGTTCTTGCAGGCACAAGGAACACGGCGAGTTCTGCTTCCGGCCCTTTGACGAACCACTTGTCCATGCCTTTACCGTATGGAGGATTACAGAAGACGCGATGTCCGACCCACGACATCGCCCTGCCATCCCATATTTGTCCAGGTGTACATGGATCGAGCGTGAACCTAAACTCTTTGTCGAGCGCCGCTTTTAGTGCCGGGTCAGTTCCCCATTCGACGTGGGCCGAGCTAAAGACAGCGCGTCCTTTCCATTTGACCGGAGCCGCCGAACAAGGCGCTGGAGATCTATCGTTCATCGCTACGCTCTTCTCTCAGCCTCAGCTTGAGTGTTGGAACTATGTCTATATTTCGCCCATTGCCATGCGAACCATACATGCAAAATATCTTCATCCATCTGATCCCGCAATTTCTCCAAAAGGAACAATCTCATTTTAAGCATATCTAAAGTTGTTTTCATATTCAGTTCCAACCAGCAACACCAGCCTACTCGCCTAAGCTCGCGGCTGAGTTGCGGCGTTAGACGACTACATAGTCCCATGATTGACACGCCTCTTTTATGTCAGCTTCGGCGGCGAGCGCAGCAGCTTCGATTGTGAAGCCCTGCCCCGTTACAAACTCATAGCCGTCTACATCCAATGTTCCGATTGAACAGTCATGCAACCAATGCAGACGTGCCGCACATTTACCTTCCATCGTTGTCATTCTTCTTTTCCTCCAGAAACATGACGTGTTCAGCCACTTCGTGAAGGGCCTGAACCATCTCCCTCAGTGTCAACTCGCTTTCGTGCGCCGTGTGGTACACAATCACGAACAATTGATCCTTGAACCATTTCTTATCTACGTCCATAACATTGCCCAACCAACACATGGAGGGCGACGGCTCACCCGCCGCGCCTCATGTCAGCGTTGGCCTTCACTTCTTTTTCACCGTTTCAAACATCGCGGGATACGCATCTGACACTGCCTTCCAAAAAGCTCTACTCGCTTCATCAAGTGCTACGCCCTCCTTGATCTTGACTACCCCATTAGTCGTACAGATAGTGACGGGGCCAATGGTAAGATCAGTAGATACCCTCCATGTATTGATCGAGCATATGTTGGTGCTGTCGTTAGACCAGACGTTGGTATCTGCGTAGATACTTCCGGCCAACAAAAGCCCGGAGCCTGCCGCGAGAAGCGCGGCGGCAATTCGTAATCGTTTCATACTTTCCTTTCTCGCGGAGGCTCATGCTCCGCGTTCGGTAATGGCTCAGTTGAGTAACCACACGTACTGTCAACTCCACCTGAAGGACATTTCGAGCAAATTGGTTTCCGTGTAGTAATGTCTGGATCATAACCCCACCGCACCAGAAGTCGCGTTGCAGGTGCTTTGCAGAGATAGCATAGCCGAACAACCTCTCGGAGCGTATTGCTCGACAGCCGCTTCTTTTTCATCCATTCTCCTTTTCTCGCAAACGCTCAAGAGGAGCGTTGGCTTGCTGATTTCTTTTGTCAATTTCAATGCCCTCGCATTCAGGGCATATGAATTCCCATCGAAACTCACGCCTGCAATCAAGACAATGATCTGCCAGATGAATATGCCTATCTCGCATTGCCTGAACAGTTGTCTTGAAGATGTCAATAAGAACTGCCTCAGCCAACAATGGCACCGACCGTACAGGAGAAAGCTCGGCAAACTTCAACACACCGTGCTTATCCAACTCGTCATGCTCTGCTTGTTCAATTTCTTTGGGCGTCATTTCACTTCCTCCTGCCGGTGGCCTTCTTCAATTCGGCGTATCGCTCCGACCATTGCTTGTCCAGTTCCCAGAACTTCCTCTCCCATTCGTTCCGTTGAACAATCACCGGAACGCGCTGTTTCGTGTTTGAGATTGCCCGGTCACAAAGCCCTTGAATTTCGGTATCCCTTGTCAGCGCCTTGATCCTCTTGAACTCATCAACCATCAAGTCGAGGTGATCGGCCAACAATGAAATGCAGGGTACTTGCGCCCCGCTCGCGTTTGTCTCAGTCATGGCGTTCTCCTTGGTGCGCAAGCCCCTGATTTCGGGCGTTCGCTGTATGGGCCATCGCGTAGCGCCCAAGCCATTCGGTGTACGCCGGCGGTATCGCCTGGCACATGTTGTCCCTGTTCATCCAGTCAATCCCCATCGCCTTCGCCGCCTCTTCGCGGTACAGCATCCGGTGCTTTCCAGTGTGCCCGCCGTGGCCGTAAACTCCCACCGCCTTGCCGACGTGGCGGCATTCCGGCTGCGGGACTGGAAAGCTCGTCTCGAAGATTCGATGCCTCCGCAGAAATCCGCTCTCCACACCGAGGCCAAACATGCTCCCACACAGCAAGACGCCGTGGTTTCCGAACAGGTCAGATTCACGGTTGAGCGGTGCGGTTTCGACGTTCTCAATCACGTAAGGCCGTCCGGTCGCCTTGAGCAACGACCGCACTTGGTCAATCAGTTTCGGCCACGTCTTGCCTGGGTGCATCGCGGCAAGCGTGCTGTAGCCTTGGCATGGCGGGCTTGCGTGGATGAAGTCGAACTCGTGGCCGTGGGCGGGCAGGAACGCGAGCGCGTCCCCCTGAATGAATCGGTGCGGGTTCTGCGGTTGAGGCCGGATGTCCACGCCGGTCACGTCGAACCCGGCGCGGCGGTAGCCCTCTCCTGCCCCCCCGGCGCAGCAGAAGAGATCAAGACAGCGAACCAGCCCGTCGAGAGTACAAATGCCCGCAGCGGTCATTTGACCCTCACGGCATTGTTGGAACTCGTTGCAAACTTCTTTGATCTCCAATGGTCATATTGGCAAGGGTTGCGCTTGCAGGAGATATACCAGCAAGTCTCATCATCACCGAACCATGCCGAGCAATTCTTGCAGGTCTTTGCAGTATTCTTCTGTCGCTTGATTCTGTTCATATCTCACCCTCCGCTTTAGCAATCAGTATAGCCAGTTCTCTGCATGTGTTTTCAGGGTCATCCAGTGATTCCTTGAATCCTTCTATCACGGTATGGATAGTGTGACCGGGTCCAAGCAACTTCGCCAGCCGTTCAGCCAGTGTATCAACCCGTGAATAGACATTCATGCCAAGCATGGGGAACAATATCGCGGCGGCACGGTCAGGGATTGTGGCGGGATCGTTGTTCATTCATCTTCCTTTGTTGCATCAATATCTTTCCTCGGCCAATTCGTATCGTCAACTAAGCCCTCTGACCGGGCGAGTATGTGGTTGATCCACGTACTAAGCGCAAACCCAAATGCCCTACCCCGCACCTTCACCTTCTCCACGATAACCGGATCAAGCGTGAAGGTAAATCTCACCTTGTTTGGTTCGTTCATACTTTGTACATACCTTATTCGTTATTCAGGGTGGAGTCAAGTTTTGAATTGGAACTCGCCATGCTCATCATCCAGCTTGATCTCGGCTAGATTTCGTACCGCCTGTTTGAAGTATGACGACTTCAACTCAACCCCTATGGCCTTGCGTCCGTTCAGTACTGCCCCATAGACCTCTGATCCCACTCCCATGAACGGAGTCAACACAACGTCGTTAGGGTTTGACCATAGCACGCAGGCACGCTCTATTACGTCAAGTTGCAAGGGGTGACAATGCTTTTCATCGTCTTGATCTTTTGCGGGTCTGTATTTCAACACGCGGTCAATCCTAACATCATCCCAGAATGAACTTGCGTATTGCCTCCAAACCCATTGAGAATATCTGTTCTCAAGCTGACTACCTTGCCAGTTACGATAAGGCAGGACTTCGTTTGGTATCGGCTTTTCCCCGGCATAGTTCAACAGTCCGTGAGTATGCGCAACAGGAACAGGATTGTTACCGGACCGCCGAAAGATCAACAGATAATCCGCGTTAGCAACGCTGCATTTTGTTGAATCTAACGTAAGACATTTATGCGATAGCGACTTCATCATTGTTCTATTGCGGATCGTCAATGGCTCTTTCCAAATGTGATACCGTGCGATATAATGAAAGCCGCATTCCTCGTGGAGCCTAATTATATCTCCCGGAAAATCTTTCAGATGATCGAACCCACTATTCCCAGTGGTAATATCCATGCAATGCACGGCTGATATTCGGCCAGGCATTGTGAGCCGGTGGATTTCGTTTATCACGAAACGGTAGTGATCCATAAACTCCGTGAAGTTGACGGAGTTTGACAGGTCTTGCTCATCGCTCGAATAAACGTATAACCCGGCGAAAGGAGGTGAGTATAGAGAAAGGTGGATTGATTCATCTTTCAACTCTTGCATTGCTTGAACGCAGTCACCATTGTATATCGCATAGCGCGGTGTGATTAGCTGTTCTTTGACCATGACGGAACCTCCATTTTGTTTGTGTAGCTGTTGACTCTCTCTATTTTTTGTGCATCGTTCATGTGTTTGACTAATTCTGTAAACATTGCATCCGCTCTCTGAGACTTCCTCATCATGTTTTCAAACACTCCGCGTTCTCCCTCGGTTGCGACAACGTCTAATCTTACAGGCCTTTTCTGCCCGAACCTCCAGCATCTTCTTATTGACTGATAGAACTGTTCATAAGAATGACTGGCAAATGTGACAACGTGTGCGCAATGCTGCCAGTTGAGTCCCCAAGCTCCTATCTTTGGCTTGATAATCAGCACTCGTTGATTGCCGGAACTGAACGCCGCGTAAAGTTCTTCACGCATATCATCCGGCGTTGACCCTTTGATTTGCTGCGCATCAGGAATTATCTTTTCCAGCAGATCACCCTCTTTATTCATGTGGCACCAAATAACAGCAGGCTCAGAATGATTCACCAATGACGCCACAAACTCACAACGCTCTTTCATAGTGCGCCGTCGCTCTTCCCGTTCTTCTCTCAGTCCGAAAGCAGGCATACAGAAAAGCATTCCCTCAGGCGGAGTGGTCGGTGTTATGATGTGATGCTGTTCTTGGAGTTCCGGTAGAATGAATCCCGTATCATCGAATCCCAGATCACTCGGCTTCCGACATGCTCTTGACCATGAACAAACCCATTTCCAGAAAGCCGTTATAGCGTGATGTTTTAATCGGTATTGCCCGATAGTCTGCGACACTCTGAATGATAGCTTTGCAAAATGCTTTGATGCTTTCTCGTCAAAGTCTTGTCTCTTAGTCTCACTCTTTTGTCCCTTATCATCAAGCTGTTTGAAAAATCTGGACAGCATATCTGAATAATTTAACTCCCCTAACGCCTCACTTGACGTTCCAAGTTCAATGTAATCGTTAGGCGCGGCGGTTGCCGTGCAAAGCAATCGATACGGCATCTTATTCATAAACCGCGTGACTTGCATTTGCGTTGCGCCAGTGAAATGTTTCAAGATGGATGATTCATCGCAGACACATCCCGCAAAATCAGAAGGATTGAACAGGTGTAATTTCTCATAGTTAGTCACCGTGATTCGCGGCATGACTTTACCGTCGCGACTCTGTTGACAGTCTACTCCAATCTTGTCGGCTTCTTTTACTGTTTGACCTGATACGGCAAGAGGCGCAAGAATGAGAACGGGCTTGTCTGTTTTGCGTGCGACATTCTCAGCCCAGGTCAACTGAATGAAAGTTTTGCCAAGACCACAGTCGGCAAAAATAGCGCAAAGTCCCTTCATTGTTGCCCATTGTGTCAATGCGACCTGAAAAGGAAACAGAAGCGCGGGCATGAACGTCGGTTCAAATCCATAGTTCCCACCAAGCTGCGACTTTTGCTCCAAGAATTTCTCGTAATCATTCATCTCTTTATTGTTTCCCCTTTCAAAAAACTACTCCGGGTCTGCTTTACCCTTTCGGGATCCTCGGCGGACTAGTCACGGAGTAGGCAAGTCCCCGGAGTTGAAATCACATTGCTAGTCTTAACTGATTTGCCTGCCCCTGCGCCACTTCCAGCAACCGGCCCCGGCATTTGTCTATGAATAGTTCAGCTTTGTAACGTTCCCGCAGTTCCCACATATCAACCCGCCTGTAGTGTTTGCGCCGGATCACATTGGCAACGCGCCGATCCGTATGCACAAAGCCTAGTTTCGGTAGAAGGCGCATAGTGCAACCAATAATGTTAGGCTCATCGAAATGCACGTCGCGTACGTCCAGCGCGGAACATTCACCATTCCGCAATCCAGCTTGCACTAAGTCCATGAGGATCCGCAGCGCATCCGGTGTGCGTTTGGCTATGCAGCCGGTGACCCATGTTTCAGTTGTTGGTTTGTCGCTCATTTTGTCCCCTCCAAAGTATTGACTAACAGTGCTTTGTTAAGGGTTTGTCCCGCAGTTTGTCCTGCTTGACCCCTTCCCCTGTATGCCTTTAGTGCCGCAGAACCCCGCCTTGCCCGTTTTACGAGCTTGTAGGGGCATTGTGGAGCTGGCAAACTCTCGGATGCCGTCAAACGCATATACTCCGCCACGGTATGAGGCTGCCCAGAATACTTGCCAGAACAGAGTTGAACTCAATGCCTCGATTATATATTCATTGCCAGACCCACCCCCTGTAATAAGTCTCATATACGTTTTGGCAGGATTCAACGTCGCTTGGCCAAAATCATTTTGCCACACCTCGACAACGTATTGGGCCAAGCCAACCATATTGGTCGTTGGCCATAATTCGATTTTGGAAAGTTGCTCGTCTGTTGGATATTCTGATTCCATATGTTATTTCCTTCCGTGCAACCTGAGCACCGTCCTGAGTAGTTCTACTGTTTCCAACATGCACACTTCGCAAGGTTCACACTCCACGACATCCCAGCCGTGGAGGATTCCGAGATTGCGTTTCTCCATGTCGCGCTTGATACCCTTGCCGGTGGAGTGTGCCGCCTTGAACCATAAGCCGCCCTGAACTTCTAACCCCACCTTGTATGCAGGGAAAGCAATGTCTAACCTGAATTTTCTGCATGGAATATAGACGTGCTCAAACACTGGTTCGGGTAATCCCATCTCCAAGAAATATCCGAGTACAACAATGGGTTTGTAGTTCATGTCAACTCCTGTGATTGATAAACCATAGTGCAATTCTGATTGCTGCTTTTCGTTTCAATCCGCGACAGGCCGGAAAACGTGCGGGTGGATAGTGCTCACACTTCTTACATCCGGGCGGTGTGAAGTTGCATCTCAATTCTGCCTCGGTCATAACATCCTGAACAATTTGCAGTGTTGTTAGCCGTGGCTGTTCATGTGGCATAAGACCGAAAGTTACCGGAAGATCGGCTGGCGTGTATGTAAACTTGCCGAAGCGCGGATTGTTGAAGTGTTTCTTTTGGTGTTTGCCGTTCATATTCCTCCCCCTTTTCCTTTGACTGACAGCCTGTTGTTGGTGAGCCTGAGCAGATAATCCCCCTGTGCAAAGAGGGACTATCTGTTGACTGTAAGCCCGCAGCCGGAGCCGCCGTCGCTTGTTGTTCACCCTCGGCCAATGGTATATGCCCATGCCTAGCCTTCTCTCTGTCGCGGAGTGGTGAATCCCTGAATCATCTTTGAGCAAGGTGGGGTTAGCCTCCTCCCTGCGCCATTCCTTCAGCAAGCGACCCGCCTGAAGCGATTGTCGGTGCTTACGCGATGAAATCAGCAGGGATAAAAAGTCCCCACATGCTGGTATGCCGTTCCGGTTTTGGGCCAGACCGACAGACAAGTGGACTTGTCCATGTGGGGACAAAATGCAAGCTTGTCTATGCAGTGGTTTTGATTCCAAGAACATACCAGTATTCTTTTCATGCCGCATAGTTAATCACATCTCCTGAAAACAGTCAACAAATTTCTTTTACATCCTTAAAGGCCGGGCGTGGGGCGGTCAGCAAGGGGTATGCTGCCGAATGTTCCCCACCCCGGCGGATCACGAATTTACATGCTCCCTAGGCGGCAACCCAAAGTAAGCATCACCGCCGATCCTGTCCGAAATGGCTTTGTGAATCTCATCATCAATGGCCGTATCCTCACCCCGCCTAGACTCTATTTCGGTCATAGCCTGATACTCTGCCTTTATTGCGAAATACTCCGCCAGCCGCGCCTGAGTAATTTGCTCTGCCTCTGCCAATATACGTTCCTGTCCAGCACTCAGAACAAACAGGTCGCAAGGGTTGTGGCGTCGCCAGTCAAATCGTAGATGCTTGATTTGTCTTGCAGCTTCCAGCACTTGCGCCTGTTTATCTGTAGTGGGCATGTTAGTCCTTAATAATTTTAGAAAGGCATATCAGAAACATCTGCGCCCATATCAAGATCATCCGGCGGATTACCCTCGGCCAGATCAACTGCCGCAACCGGAGCAGGCTTGGTCACTGGTTGTTTTGCGGGTTGCGCTGCTTTAAGTACCGGTTTACGTAATCTGATACCACCTTTGACTTCGCCTTTGTACATAATGCTTGCATCAAAATACGCAACGCATTTCTTGCCGATCCAGTTTTCTGACTCAGGACTTCCGGCAATAGCAGCCATAATAGTGCCGTTCGTTTTGTTCAGAACGAGTCCCTTTTCCTGTTCGTTAAAAAACATGACATACTTCATGTTTTCCGCTTGGTTGTCGCCTGCAATATTTTCATGCTCGACCGATTTTACTGTGAGCAACAACCCTACACCGTCCCCCGTCTCTTTCCGTGATAGGTAATTACTGGTTGATAGATCAGATACGTTCATAACTACTCCCCGCCTTTCTGTTGGTACTGGTTTATCTCCTACTCTGTTTCAACCGCCTGTACAACGACTCCCGCCCTTCCCGCCTGTTCCGCTCAAAGTACCGCCTACGCCGGTCAGCAGCCTGGTACGCAGCATCAATAGTCTTGGCTGTCCCCCATGCTATGAAGATGACCAACACGATTTGCAGCATCACACTGAGACTCAGGTTGGCTATCATTTCATTTTCCCCCAAATCATGTCTGCTATACAGTTCTTTATCCCGCGCATGGTTCTCGGTTGTTTGGCTTGGCCGTCAACAAACACTGCCAGCCATTTATCCTCATCATCTTTTGCCAGTAGTCGCACCTTGTGATTGCCGAGTATCCCATCTGTCGTAAACCCACCGACATCGCGCCAGTGACAGGCTTCAGCAATGCGCTTGCGTTCCTTCGCCGCCCGTTGGTTCGCCCTTAACCGACTGACCTTGCTTTCGCACTTCTTGCGCCTGTAGGTTTTGCGATACATATCAGTCCTCGCCGGTGACGCATATTCTGTTGTTGTCGGTACTGAGTTCGATCCGCGCACATTCATTGGCTTCAACCAGCGCAACCCGTTTGTGGGCGATGTGAGCGCGAATGACAGACTCCGCAAGTTCCGGTTCAACCTGATAGAGTCGATGCCCATTGTCTCCGCAAGGGATGCCAAGTTCAAGATGCTGCCTTCGTCCGAAAGCGTCCTTCAGCGTTGCTTCGTGGCGCTTGATGTCAGAGAAAGGCGCATCCCGTTCTTTCTTCATGTCGGCAATCAGTTTTTCGGACACTTCAATTTCGCGGTATGCTGCCCATATCTTCGCTGCTGTCTGTTGAGTAATCATTATTCAACCCTCCTTTGATTTGTTACGACAACCATCATTTCGAGGGTACGGCTTTGCCGGCCCTCAAATCCGTGTTGGACTTAAACGCCTTGCACGGCCAGCCCTTGCTTGGCGGTACGACCATGATTGATTCTGTGATTGCCCAGACTGGCAATGGTTTACCAACATTGAATCGGCAACGTAGTTTCCGGTCTAAGCCTAGTTGGTGATGCTGACAGTCCCTGCAATGCACTAAGGTGAGATTGTGTTTAATGTCCATGTTACGCACCCCTTGTTGTGACTAATCTTACTTCTTGTTGACTGCAACATTCCACAGTCGGCTTTTGCACTTGGGACACATAGCAGGTTTAATCATCCTGGGTGTCCACTGATAACCGCATTGCTTGCGCTTACAGGTAAGTTGGATTAGTTTCATGGTGGAGAGATTACTACTTATCATAGGTAAGTTGCAAGAAGTATTTTTGGCAAGTCAATCCTGATCAATGTTTATCGGTGCGAAGCGAAGATTATATTTCCGGGAGCACATCCTTGTCAACATGAAACCGCAACCACAAACTAGTGTACATCTCGTCTGGCCGACTCAACCAGCCTGCGATTTGTTCTGTTCTCATAGGTGTGGGACACGATGTCTGATACACGTCATTGACTTGCCGCAGCATGGCCGCAACTGATTCGGAGCAGAACCACGGCAGCTTAGGATGCTGCCTGCTGTAACTGAATTTGCCTTTTGTTATCTTCCAGAATATATCGAGAATGTCCGGCCAGTCGTAATCGCTGCCGAGACAATTCTCCATCCACCAATCAACACAAATTTTCCGTTCTTCCAGTGTGAAGCCCGTATTGAAAACCCAAAACTCAAGTTTGCCCTTAGCGGCCTCGTCAAGATATTGCTCATACGGCGTGATAACTGTGCCTTTGCCAGCCAGAGATTCGCCTACGCCTATGCCATAGACTGATTCCTTGCATGGCATGAAGGTGAAGTCATGCGTACCGAGCACTTCTTTATAGAGTTTGACGTGTCGGGTGCACCAATCGCGGTGACCCTTATTGAGTTGGTAGTGGATGAGTTTGCATATTGGGGGCCAAAAAGTGAGATGTTTACAATGGCCCACATCGCCGATGACTGGAAGTTGAGGTTGCTGCATCTCCGGGCAACCTTTGGGATAGAAGCAGCAATCCGGTTTACCATCGTTGCACGGCTGCTCATCTATCGGACACGGCTTGTTGAAAATCATGCGTCCTCCAAAACAAGAGTAAGTTTCCTCAAATCACTCACCAAATCTTTATCAAGGATATATTCGGCTGGCATCCAGTCTCGGCCTTGATCACCAAAAGCAACGCTCCAGCTATTGTGTATCTCGAAATAGAGTTTGCCCTTGATCTGCTTCCAGCCCGCTATGACCTGATAATGCCCGCCGACTTCTGACTCATTCTTCTTCGGCAGAGTGACAATGCCGGTCTTGGCTGTCGTACTCGACTCAAATGATTCATAGAGGATGGCTCCGAAGCCAATAGGGAATCCATAGGGTGATTTGCCATTGCCATACAGGCAAGCCATTATGTCGTCCTGAGTCTGCGGCACAGTTTCATAGACCAAACCGGTATGATGCTTGGCGTCTCTACTACATGACATAGGCGGCTTCTTCATGTAACGTTTGCCATCGTCTACGTACGGCCACAAAGTCTCAACAGGCAATCCGCGCTTCTGAATCAGCTTGAAGGCGTCCCTCGGCATACACCCTGAATCCGCAATCACATTCGGCCAGCGCACCCAGTAGTAACCGTAGAGTCGGGAAAGCATGGACGTGATACCACCCGGTTGCCGAGCCTGACAGAACATGTGTTGGCGCACAATGCCGTTGAACACGCAGGAACCAATTTTGCCCTGATCGAATATCGGCGGAAGTTGTGGCGTCAAACTGAACTCATCTGGGAATGAAGATGAAGACTTGGTTGTGCGTCTGAGACAGAAATCCTGGCTGTCAGGCAAATCCCTAACGTACCCATACACTCGTTTATCTCTTTTCATGCTTCTTGACCTCCGCTTTCTTGGCCAGCAATCTTCGCAACAGTTTGGCAATGCGCGAGTTTTTCATGTCAGGTATCCAACCGTACTTCCGCTTCACTCTACAACCTCCACCACATTCGTTATCTTATAAACCGGCCAGTCATCCGGTCTGCCAATCGGTGGCACAACATCCGGTGCGTCAGGGTTGTCGTAGAACATAAAGCATCCAGAACAGAATGCGGCAACTACTAAAATGGTACATGTTAGTAGCAAATTGGTGGTTCGTTTCATGTCTTTTCCATACTCCTATACGCTCGCCGGTGCTGTCACCAACTTGGTCAACATGTAGTTCTTGCTCTGTATTTTCAAGCCTGTCGTTATACATTCCCCGCAAAGCAAGTCGCCCATGAAGTCATAAGCACCCTTCGCGCCGCACACTTCACACACGGCTTCAGGATCGTATGGTATATCTCTACTCATTTCGTTTTCCCCGTCCAGTCTTTGCAAGTTTCCAACCAGCATTTCAGGTTGCCGCCCGGACACCGCACGTCATCTTCGCACCCACGGCAGGAGCACGCTATGTCCCGGCAGTTCCCGCAAGTTTTCTTCGGAGCCTTCTTCATAGCGGCCAGCCTCCCGGAAAGTCCAAGATGTTGCTTCGTTTCGTTTTATCATAACTCAACAGCATGACCTTTGTCGGAGTTCCATTTATGGCGTGTGGTTCGGGCGCGTTGACCATATCCTTGAAACCTGAGAAATTGTAACTCAGTTGGCTTGCCGTTTTCCAGTCGAGGTATTGAGCGTACCAGAATCCATCAACAATGTAGAATACGATCAACTCACCGTTACACGCTTGATCACCAAACGCAGGCCAGTTGTTGTGGTTCCACTCAAGATGCAACTGTGCTCCGTTCCATGACATACCGCTGATGATCAAATCTTCTTTGGCGTTCTGGCCTTGAAAATTACTCACCCACTGAACCGCGCTGTAATCAAACCCATCAACCACCGGCGGCACAACCGGCGGAACCGTAGTTGTCGTAGTCGTGTCCGGATCCCACGGCGGCCAGTCCGGCGTCTTGCAGCCCACATAGAGCAAGCATGACCACGCCATGAGATAGCCAAGAATCGCCAGCGCTGTTATCCGTCGTTTCATTGCCTTGCTCCTTAGTTGACAAGTCCCTGAGTAATATGGAATCCACCTCTGCCAATACTCATGTTCAACCTTGAGTATCACAAACAGGATGATTACGATCACAACTGCAATAATTGTCCACGCCCATCTCGGTAAGTTCATTTCTTTTCCTCCATGACTTTGTCCATGATCCTGCCTTCCAATTCCGTTCTCGCTACAGTTTGTTTCTTGAATTCCTGCTTGGTTGATTCGCCGTTCGCCAAGAGTTTGACGTTGTCCCGCGCCATCTGGTGCATCTGAATCTGAACAACCTGAGCAATCTCGTCACGACTAATCACAGCCGAACTATTCTGATGAGATTGGTTCCATGTCAACCATCCCAAGAGTATCAAGATGAGAGCCGGGAATCCGCCTGCTTTGATCCCATTCTTCGTAACTTCCACCCAATTACTATTTTCCGCTTTCTTCACCCCGGACTTGTCCTGTAACTTGGCAATTTGCCGCGTATGCGCCTGACCAAGATGACAGCCGTTTACCGAAATATCCAACTGTGTTGCAACAATGGTTTCAAGCTTTTCATCTATCTGGCCGAGCTTGAAGGATATGTCGTCAATGCTCATCTCAGTACCCCTTCCCTTGGTATTTCTTCGCCGCGTCTCGTATCAAGTAGAACAGGAATATCGTTGATGCCACGGCGAGCAGGACAATGATCCCCGCCACAACCAACAGCCATATCAGTTTGCTCATTCCAGTTTCACCTTGAACTTGTGTTTCAGCGCCCTTGCATCGTGCTCGTTTGCCAAGTCCGGGAACTGCTTCACACCGCATTGCGTCACCGATCGGTGGAAGATCGCCAACAGTTCAGCGTCGTCAGACTTAACATTTCTGAAATGGCACTTCCGGCAGTACGCCACAAACCACAACAGGCCAAGCGCCAGCCCGACAAGGATCGTCGCGACACATGCGAGCGTAGTCATATTTTCTTTACCTCCACGGTAAACGCTTTCTGCTCCTGATACACCGGACACTCCGGGCTAAGCCGTATCCGCTCATGCTCCCGGTCATCCGGCACGAACAGATCGAACCACACTTTGCGCCCTACAATCATGTGACCGTCCGGCAATTCCATTGCCACGCGGGTTTCATTTTCCACCTGCCCCCACGGCGTCGGATGATCTTCAAGCTGGATTGGGTTGGTCATTGTGCACTCCCTGATTGCCTCACCCGCAATCCCGCATCTCTCAGTACCGCCAAAGGATCATCGCCGCTGCGCCAACGCAGGTATTGCGGTTGTGCCAGATTATTCGTTGCCCATGTGTTCAGGATATTCGGAGTCAACCTTGATACGTCGTTCGTCAAGCGCTTGACCTGATCCCGCGAAATGGCACAAACCATACCTGCAATGTTCGGGTTGGCTATCAGTTCCCATGTGGGCAAATCAGCAAAGGGGATCGTAGTCCGGTCGTTGAGTTGATTCTTGAGCGCGTCTCTAACCGTGACCTTGTCGGCAGTTGAAGCACGAAGATCGAGCCAAAGGACGATGTAGTCCCCGGCCAGAACCGGAGCGGCGATCAAGACCAAAAGCATAATCAGTTTCCGCATATCAGTATCCCGTTGAAATGTTGGTGATTGTGTTCTGGTAGAGCGTGAGAATTTGCGCTGAGGTTAGCGCCTGAGTGTACATGCGCACATCGTCAATCACGCCGTCGAAATAACGGGGGTTCGAGGTATCTTCGCGTCGGCCAATGTACGGCTTGCAAACAGTATCACTCCGGGAAGCGTAACTGCCTGATTCGAGGATGTAGGTATTGGTTGGAGTAACGCCGTTGATGTATAGTGTCGCATTTGTTTTTCCTGTCGAAACGACAGCGACGTGATACCATGTGTTGAGTGCGAGGCTGTTCGTGTAAGTGTTGCACGACCATGTGACCGTAGCTCCCGTGTTTTGGGTAAGCCATGACAAGTTGCTGGTTGGACGTGTCATGAAGAGCCACTCTGAAACTACGCTGTCCTGTTTGCCAACAATTATCTGAACAACGCTCCCGAAACTGTGCGGATATATCCACGCTGCCATTGTCAACGGCAGGTCTGTCGTACCTGAAACGAAACTCATTGGCGTGTTATCGGCGATTTTCAGCCCGTCATCCGCGCCGTCGAACGTGTAACCATGTTCGACCCGGCCATTTCCATTTGTGTACAGTGTCGTCCATGCGGGGCCAGTAGCTACGGTCGGCATGTTGCCGCCGTTGTAACCGTTGCCGGATAGGTCAAGTGTCTGCGTGGCGTTGGTTGCCTCGAATGCGTACCAAGCCAGTTGAGGGAGGGGGTCAGTCCATGCAGGCGGAGCCACACTTCCCCATTGTGCGACCCGCGTAGTCCCTTCGCCCGTCCATGTGATGTCCTGTTGCCGTCCGAGAAACACGTCCACCGCAAACGCTGTTGCGGCAATGAGGCACACAATAACTATTGTGAGTAATTTTCTCATGGGAACGTCATAATGTAATTGGTTGTTCCAACAGCCCAGAATACGCCGTTGCTCCCGTTGTAGTTCGTGCCAAGACACATCACCCCAAGCCCGACAGTGTTAAACGGGGCATTGGTGATGGTCTGAGCCAAGCGATAATACCCCGCAACCTGACCGAGCAATTGTGTGGAGTTACCGGCCGTGGCCGCACTCGTGATCTGGCCGCCGAACGTCACGCCCTGCTGATTATTGCTCACCATGCCGCTGACAGCGTTCGTCAACTGGTAATAATTCACAGCCTCATCGTTGGTTCCGTTTGCCAGCGAGTCTATGATCCGACCCTGCATGTCGAGGCCTTCGCCGCCAACCGGATTGTTGTAAAACGCCATGCCTTGAAAAAGTTCAACTATGTTGGAATATGATCGAAGTGTATTGACACCATTAACGTACAAATACCATGTCGGTACTCCCGGCGCGCCTTGGTCTGCCACATACGTATTTGTGTTATTGCCAAGATTCAACCGCCCATCATTCGGATAATTTCCTGGTAACCAAATGGAATGTGCAACCACATCACCCACATGTGTTGATAGCCCAAAGTAATTTGTTTCACTGGCACCATAGTAATTTGTTGCGCCCCCTCCATATTCTGATGTGGGATTTTCAAAATAAGAAAGACCGGAAATGTATAATCTAACCTTACCAAAGGTGTCCGATACTCTGTAGAACTGTCCGTAAATAGTTGACGAGTTCAGGTAGAAATCATTTGTGTTATTGTACGACGAGAAACATGTTGTTGGTGAACTCACGGTAAGATTAGTTGCGATACAGTTGTCAAAATGAACATCTGTTGACGCTGTTGAGTTAACCAAAGGAAACATAGGAAGAGTTGTCTGCCCATGTCCCTTGAAATAAATATTCCTAAAATAAATTGAACCAGGTGATAGTTTGAAAGCACTATCGGCGGCTGTATTAGATATGATGGTATTATCCACTCCTTGACCTATCACACAGATATTAGATGGAAACGAGAATGTACCTGCGACATGAATACCGGGGGAAAGTATTAACGTATCCCCATATGTTGCCGCTGCCAATGCTGGAACAAGATTCGTGTAGGACGCCTTCCAAATGTGGTTGTTTCCGAAGATGTTGACAGCATTGGTATAGACATTCGTCTGCACCATCAACGCCTCTGCCACCTGCGCCCGGTCTGCTTCCGCCGTAACCTCACTTGACAGCGCATAAGCATGTGTCCCAATGAAGTTGCCGCCCACGTACAGATCGCCAGCCACATATGCACTGCCATTCGTGATCTGCTTGATGCTTACATCGTCTATCCATGTACCAGCCCCACCGCCAGTACAGGTAATGACCAAGTCGTTACTGGCATTCATGCACACCAGATTGTTACTGTTCACGCCAAGTGCCATATTCGTTGTACTGTTACCCGCAAAGAAGGTTGACAGTGTGCCATTCGTCGTCCCCTTCGTAACCCGCACGACGTAGATACGGCCATTGGTGATTGCCGTAGTATTGCTCTGTGTAATGGTCGCTGTGAGTCCGGCGTTGACATACATATGACCGCCTGACCAGTAAGCGTTCGTCAATATCCAGCCGCCTGAGTCACTCGTGAAACTGCCATTTGTCACCATTTCGCCACCCTGTTGAGTAGGATCGGACACAACAAGGCGCGGGAATAGATACGAATTTGTCGAATAAGCGTTACCTATCGCTGTAATCTGATCTTGCAGATTCGTGTCAACCACATGCAAGACGTTACTGACGCCATACGTGTAGTTCGTACCGACAATATCAGCCGCAGCCCTGTTAGCAGCTTCATTCGTAATGCTGGCAGTGTTGGTGTTGATCTGAGAAGTCAGCGACGTGATGCTTGCGGTATGTTGAATCTGAGTCGTAAAGCCCGCAGCGATGTCGGTATCGTTACTGACTATCTGTGCCGTCAACGACACATCAACTGCGTTGAGTGCATTGCTGTTGGCTAGAGTCTGGTTGGTCGCTGAACTGAGTGCCGTTCTGAGCGCATTACTAACGGCATACGTGTAGTTCGTGCCAGTATTGTCACCCACTATCCTTAGCGCGGCCTCGTTTGTGATACTCGCGGTATTCGTGCCAATCTGTGAAGTCAATGAAGCATCTGCCAATATTCGTAATGCCGCCTCATTGGTAATGCTCGCTTTGTTCGTACTTACCTGCATGGTAAGTGAAGAATCTGCCGCAGTTCTGAGCGCGGCCTCGTTCGTTATAGATGCTGTGTTGGTATTGATCTGTGTCGCAAGCGATACATCAACAGCGTAGAATGTGTTGCTGTTCACAACAGTCTGATTCGTGCTGGCATTAATAATGTTCTGCCATGCCGCTGTAGGGACACGAGTATCACTAAGTCTTGAATCATTTGTAAACACAACCGGCAACTGTGCGCCAGTCGGATCATACATGTCTTGCGCCATTAACCCATTCGTACCTACAACACCAATGATGATCTGACCTTGAAGCGGATTCGTGTAGCCAGCCGCCGCCGTGCCTTGGTAGATACTGTAGTGGATGTTGACGCGACCCGCAGCCAAGACCCTGGCCGGAACATTGGTTGCTTGAGACTCGAAACCGAGATATTCCGCAAAGTAGATCGTGGTTGGCGGAAAATTCGTCCTCGAAATTATTGCACTCCACGTGGAACTGTTTGAGCCAACCGTAGTCACGCCATTGGTCACGTCCAGATAGCTCGTGCCGTTGTGTTGCGGATAACTCAGGCGCAGCATGATATGCGCGAAGGCGGGCGTAAAGGTGTTGGTCATCAATACGTCCGAATAGCCCGAAAAATCGTAGGAGAAGTTTTCGTAATCATACGATACATTAGTTGCATTGAAAGAGTCAGAGTAAGTATCATAGTTGAACGCTTCCACGTTCAACGTCACGCCAATCAACATCGCACATATCATCATCAACTTTTTCATTTGCACCTCACTATATCATAACTGTCAATTATCGTCAATATGGACTCGGAGCTTTAGGGACACTGGGCTTGGTATGTCTGGATTTATCTTCATAATCAATTCCGACGGGGAAGCCCACAAGATTCAGGATTGACATAATCGCTCCGCCCGTTTTGTTCTTGCCTTCACCCATATAATCAAATGTCTGCGATGGCGACAGTGGCGCAAGTGCATCCTTTGCCATACTTGTTTTCGTCACCGGCTCTCCACTGAATTGACGACCAGTGAATGCGCTTAACGTTGAACTTGCTCCGGGATGCGCCACGCTCTGAGCAAACCTGAACACAGTCTTTCCAGAATCGGCACTATAAGGGTTGTTTGTTTTGCGATTCGTTCCAGTACTGAGCGCACCAGCGGTTGCCGACAAGTCTTGAATCATGCGAGCGGTAAAGACCAACTTCGATTTGACGTAGTTGAATGGATTGAAATAGTACCCGCCGGGAAGGGTAATGTCTCCAAACTTGCCTGAGGTAGGGTGAAAATCAATGTCCGCACCAGCTTTATGCGCCAACAGATACATCATTGTCATAACGCCACCTATGCGTGCGTATTCTTTGGCAAAAACCATTCTTGCTTCGGCAGTCTTTGCACCCCATATAGGTTTGAACGCCATCAATTCAAATGCCGATTTCAAGAAACTAGGAGCACCGAGTAACCTGACTGAACCTCCAGCATTTTTGAGTTTGCTTCTACCAGTAAAGATGTTTACACCCTGTGCTATGTCTTTCAAGAACTGCTTGTCCTGAGCCGAAAGGTTCTTTGGGTTTCGCGTTAGCCTTGCACCAGTCTTGGTGTTGGCTAAGAAGAAGTCGAAAGCTCCACCACGAATCAGGTTTGCACCTGTAGCATACATGCGACCCGAAGCGTCAATACCGGGAACTCTGCGTGTTACATTCAGTTCTTGGCGATCATCAGCGGCGAGATAGTTGCCGGATTTATCTGCTTTGTTGTAACTCAATCCAGATATATCATCAAACCCGTTTTTATGATTAGGACGTTCATCGAATTCGGCTGCGTATTTCATACTTTGTGTTTTGGATGCAGCAGCAGTAGAAGGCAGAACCGCCTTAGCCCAAACTTCTTTAGGATGTGACAACAACATCCACCAACCCTGTCTTCCTAATATGGAGTTATCAAAAGCGTATCGCAAATTGCGAATACTCTCATAAACTCCTTTAGCCATCACCCAAGTTTTTTCACCATGACCAAGAGTGTTCCACCATGCCTGCTTCTTGAGGTTGTCATATCGCTGCTTGATCTCGCCAAGTTTTGCCTGCGCCGCCAAAGCCTTTGGCTCACCGGATATGTCGAGTGGATCACGTTGCGGAGTGGTAAAGTCATTTCGTGCCATCTTGTCTTCTAGGAACTTGATCCGGTTCTCGGTACGTGTTCTGTAAGTCTGTAATGCTATTTCGTGGGCGGATTTCTTGGGGAAGGCAATGTCACGCAACCGCTGAACTTCCACTTTAGCCGCTTCCCGTTCTTTGATGATGTTCATCAACTTATCACTTTCGGGAAGTGGTTTGCCGGGTTCTTTGGTTTTGAACTTACCCGCCGCCGCATCTATTGCACGTTGCGTCCAATCGGCAAGACTACGCGCCGCAACTTTGATTGCACGGTCTAGCCGTTGTTGATCGGTTATGGGTTGTTCCGGGAATATCTCATCATATTGCGCCTTGCGTTCGGCGCGTTTCGCTTCCAATGCCTTGATCTTCTCATTCATCAGAACTGACGGTTGTGCCTTTACCAGTCGTTTGTTCTCGGCAATCGCCCGGTCTATATCAGCAATCTCATTGGTCAACCTTGTTTCTTTGGCGTCCAGTCCGCTCTTGAGTCGTTGGGCTGAATCGTCCGGTTTGATTCCAAGTTCGCCCATGAGCCGGTCTTGTTCCTTCATGGCGTTGTTAAGTTGCTTGGTCAATTCTCGTGCTCGTGCGGTCGCTTGGTCACGTTGATAACCTGTATGCTTGGTTGCTTCAATCTCCGCTTGTTTGGCTTTGGTCTGCAACTCAGCAATGTTCTTTTGAACAGTCTCAAGTGGCGCAACCTTTAACAACTCCGCCTTATGTCCACGCAATGCGGTCTTGGCTACATCCTTGCTCGGATACCGGACTTGCCCGTATCCCGTCAAAGCATCACGTATTTCATCCGGCCTTACTGTTGGCATTTCACGTCTAATCAGTTCATGTAACTGCGTGACAAGTTCTTCATGGGTCAAAGTGGATTTACCCTTATTGGCATCAATGTTCTTCTGTTCCAGATACAAGGCAAGTTTCTGTAAGTCAGTCTGCATATCGGCAACAGTCAATTCGGGATCGGCTGCCAGTGCATTCCTGATTCGCGTCAACACCTTGTCTGGATCAACTTTGGATTGCTTTCTGGCCTTTTGTTCAATATCGCGCATAGTCGTATCAGTTGCCGCCTTTGTCCGTTCAGTCTTGCCAGTTTCAACTTCACCTTGCGCTTTGACCCATTCGCCGTGGAGTCGTTGAACTTCGGCCATCTGTTCAGGTGTCAATGGTTTTCCGCCTTGTCTCGCCTTGAGATTGCTTTCCATCGTAATGACCTTGAATTCTTCATCACGTAAGACGCGCAACTGTCTCAATGCTCTACCCATCTCAGAAACAGATTTGTCGTGACCTCTAGCTGTTACGTCAAGAATATCGTCAACTTCTTTTGCCGCCAGCATAAATTCTTCTTGTGCTTTGATTCGGGCAGGTTCATCACCTTTCGCTGCCGCTTGATTTGTTCGTTCTGCTGCCGCATTTCTGACTTGAAGCAATTTATTTGCTCCGACACTTAAGGTGACAACTTCCAGATTGTTTAATGGGTGAGGATTGGATTGTAAGTTTTTGACAAGATTTGTCACGTGATTCGGGTCAGCATTGATGTTATCCAACGCTTGTTTTGTTACCGTTTCATCTGAAACAGGTTCACCTTTGACTTCCGGTTTTCGGCCAAGTGCTTCATTCAGTGGTGCAATGACTCGTTCTTGAAGGCCAAAACTTTCTGATATATCTTCGGGATTAGCTGCACCCGGCCCCATCTTCTTCGCCAGCATCCGTTCCGCGACCTTCTTCTTTTCGCCTTCGGAAATGTTCATTTGCTCGACTGCCGCCCGTTCATTGGCCGACAACTTATCCAATGGGCTGACTTTGGCTGCACGTTGCTTGGCAAGTATCTGATCCATTGTGGGGGCTGGTGTCTTTAGTGCCTTAAAATCACGTTCAGTTGCATTGCCAATCGGATCACCTTTGTTTGGCTTCAAGTCGTAGTAAACATCACCAGTCTCGGTATCCGTGCTTATCTTGGTAATGACAGCGGTACGCGGGTTCTTGCCAGCCAGTTTCACGGTTTGACCTACTTGGTAAGGTGAGTCAGGAGGTTGTCCGGTCAAGTCCATCTTGACCTGAGCCGTTTCCTGCTGTGCCTTCTGCGCTGCGGTCTTTGCCTGTTCTGCCATGACTACGGCATTGTCCAGGGAAGATTCTTGCGCTAGATTGAACGGCTTCTCAGATTCCGAGAATAGTTCGCCGGGGGCTTTGGGTTCAGTCGCTTTCACTACTTCTGGCGGTTGATTGTGTTTCAGTGAACCTTTATCAATAATGATTCCATCTTGTTCATAAGGTATTGAGAATTCTACACCATCTTTGATTCGCAATGAAGTATCGGTTTCTGCCATAACCCTGTGTTGTTCCCCGTCGAGTGTAAAGGTATCACCCGGCTTAAGGCTATCAAGTGTAACGTCCTCAGTCTTGCCGCGAAGTTCGTTTGCCGCCATTGCCGCATTACGAGCAGTTTCGTTGTCTCCATTTCGATAGGCTTCCGCTGCGACTGAATCAAGTTGTGCTATTTCATCTTCACGGTACTTTCGATCTACCGCCGCTCTACTGAGTTTTGCTCTCGTTTCTTTTGAGATGGGCGCACGTTCTTTCTTGCCCATAGATTCGTTGTACCAGCGACGATGTTCCAGAACTGCATTGAGTAAATCCTTTTGACTATTGCCTTGTCTGTGATCAAATGCCGTTTCACCTGACTCGTATTTCGCTGACTTTGCCATGTCACGTAATTCAAAGAATCTTGCCTTCTTGATGTCAGTACGTGTTGCGGGTTTCGTTGCAGTTTTGAAGATAGGTGCGGTCTGAGTGACCGGGGCTTTCTGTTCCGGTATGGTTGCGTTCCTCTGTCGGTCTGCGATTAGTTTATTTTTGGCTTCGGCTGCCACCCTCCAATCAAGATATTTTCTGGCGGTTTCTACATTATCTGCTGATTTGATGATACGTCTTGGTTTAACATCTTCATCCATCGCTGGAAAGAACACTGTGGTTCCGTCTTTAGATACAACGGCTATATGTCCACCCTCAGTTTTGGTGATGTAGGAGTCGTGATATTCCTCTAAAATCTCCATCGGCTGATGTCCGTACAGGGGATGATTTGTAACCACCGTTTTTACGAGGGACGGAATCAACGTCTCCCCCTTGTCTTGTACTGCTGGGGCTTTCGCCGGTGTAGGCGGTGCGGCGGGAGTGGGTTGGGGAAATACATGAAGTTCTGGCGGTAATTCTCCGGTGTTAAAATCTGTCGTACCATTTTCGTAATATATTCCATCGTAACCTTTGTCTTGAGCATAGGCCTTGGCTTTGGCGTCGAAGTCTTTATTAAACGGATCATCAATACCCATGTTTTCTGCCAACACTTCTTTGGATTCAATGACAAGTGGATTCTTCGGCATTATATCCTTGCCGTGTTCGCTGACTTTGCCACGCTTGTCCTGTCCAAGTTGTGATGCGTATTCGTCGGCAACACCTTTACTTGCCGAATAGAATGTGTCCCCACTTGCTAAATCTTTGCCTTCAGGTGGAATTCCTCGATACCATATAGTATTCAGAATACTCGCCGGTTCAGCCGTTGGCCTAGTAGTAGTGGCTTGCGCCTCTATGGGTTGTGTAGGTTGCCTTGGCTGAACCGGCAAAGTGGGTTGGGGTACGATAGGTTGTTCACCGATTTGCGTCTCACTTGGGGCAAGAACTTCGGAAGGATAATAACCCTGTTCATGAAAGGAGTCTGCATTTGTCGTTAAATCTCTTGCTCTGACCGTCTGTGTAATTATCTTATGATTTCCTCCGAGCGTTGTTTGCCCATGTTGTTCGGCGTAATCCTTGTTTACAGTTACCCAATCTCCCTGCTTTAAGTCCGTTTCGTTAACTTCTTTTGGAATGGCTCTATATACTTTCACGTCGGCATCCGGTTTCCCTTTGAGCGATTGAAGTATATTGACAGTTTCGCCATCCAATTTAGTATCACCTGTTCCAAAGTATCGAACTGCATCCTTGCCATATATATCCAAGCCAAAGGCGGGTGTTAAGTCGTCAAGTCTAGCGGCTCCCCCTTCGATCGTTACTGGTCTATGTTGTCCTTTGTAGTCTTCACGCTGAATAGGAGATTTTACAGGTTGTTCAGCAGGTCTTGGCCCAAATCGCTTGAACTTGCCAACACGGTCGGGCGGATTTAGGACGGCGGATGGCGGGACTTTGGTGGCCTGGCGCTTTACGGAATCTATCTGTTCAGGTGTGATACCATCCAGAACTGTTACCGCCAATTCTACAGGGTTATTGACACCCGTTTCCTTGAGTATATCAGATGTTTCACGGATTGCCTTGATTCGTTCTGCGCCTTGTCCCATGAGATGCAATAAGACCATTGTCGCCATACTCACGGCGCGGTCTTCTTGTGAAGCATTTTCACCTGCCATAACCCATCCTACGCCAGCCATTGCCGGTGTCTGTAGTAACTTTGGAGCAAGTCCAGCACCAGTGAACAAAGCAGCATCAATCTGTGATTGCCCCAACGCCTTTGCTCGTTCAGTCACCGTTGTATCAACAGGAATGTAAATCTGGCTATGTGTTCCAAAGAGTGTGGCGTTTCGTAGTCCAGCATCAGCGATCTTCGCCAACTTTGGAGCAGTCTTGTAAAGTGAAGCAAGTTGCGCGACATACGTCGGAATCTTGAATGCTTTTGTGATTAGTTTTAAGCCGCCGCTCACCGCGCCAAAGCCAGTGAGTGTTCCGGCGGTTTGTGCAAGGAAATCTGTTGCTACTTCACCGGGAGTTTGCGCTTCACCGGATTCACTAACAGGTGACATACCCCACATCTTGAATGCAAAATCAGGTGTTGCCGCTGTTCCGTACTGTTCTACTGCTCTAGCAACCAAAGACGGTCGTTGATTCACGTCAACACCTTGCGCCTTCTTACCTAGTTCAGGTTGACGTTGTGCCGCAACTGCTTCAGGACTACCAACCGGCGCGGCAACGTATTCACGTCTTGCATCCTTCATGCGTTCAGCCAACTTCTGATCTTCGGTAAGATACGATTGTCGTTCAGCTTCCCTGTTCTGTGCAACACCCGAAACAAATCCACTGACAGTCTGTAAGGCGTTGTAACCTTGATTGAACTTGTCAACCATCCCGGCAAAGTACGGATCAGGCGGTGGGGTCGGAGTAGGGGTAGGAGTCTTGTAATTCAGTAGTTCATCGTAATCAGATTCCGTAGGTGGTTGAACTGGCGGTTGAACTTGTGGCGGTTTAGGTGGTTGATACTTCAGCAATTCATCGTAATCAGAAGATGGTGCTACCGCTGTTGCCGATTGAGTCGGCTTGTAATTCAGTAGTTCATCGTAATCCGTGTCCATATCATTCTCTTATGTCGTCTGCGGTTTGGTCTGAGAACTCAACCATAGTTGTTTGCGCTTTCTTTCCAACTCATACTTCGCAGCCCACTTCTCGCGCATAGGATCAGTTTCCGGCAAACTCTCATACTTGGTAATCCAATTCACGATAGTGTTCATGTTGTGTTTGGTGTTTGCTTTGGGATCAGTCCACATCAAATTGTCAGGCACACCATTGTTGTCAGCATCATTTCCCGCAGTAGGTGTACCCTGCTCCACTTCCGGCGCGGTAGGTTGCGGTGGATTCACTAATGACTGAGTATCAGTCTCTCCAATAACCTTCCCATCCTTATCCTTTTGCCATGTTCGCTCAATCGTCTTTGCTGCTTCCATTTTTGCTTTGTACAGGGCAACATTTTCTTCACGGTTCATAGCCAGTTCAGCCGCACTATTGGCTAAACCTGCTTTATTCTCGTTGATTGCTATCGCCTCATCAATTCGCGCTAACGACTTATTCTTCAACTCAATCTGAAATGGCGAGTTTGGATCATTACTCGGAACTTTACCTTGAGCAATCATTGCGTTCTCGTCAGCCTTGCGCCGTGCTTCCAGATTAGACGCAACTGCCGCTTGAGCCTGTGTCGCCTGTTGCGCCTGAAACGCCTGTACATCCTCACGAGTCATATTCTTGTTAGTCCAGTCGAATTCACGCAGTCCCATTCTGCCGCCCTGTCTTACCTTTTCCAATTCTATGTCAGCCGCCAGTTTACGTTGTTCCTTCGTCAATACAGGTTCCGCATTGGGATTTACAAGTCCGGCCAAGTCTGCCTGATAACCACGTAATTCACTGGTATTCCGGGTTCCGCCCATTTTGCCCAAAAGGTATGCTTTCCGCTCCTCATACCCGGCATTGGCTGGCAAAGACAAACCAGCCCTTATCTGAGCCTGCTGAGTTGCGCTACGCATAGGCTGTGGAGGCTGTAGCGGGGCTGTAGTGGCTGTAGCGGCCTCAGCCGGGTTCAGTTGACGTAATGTGGCTGGATAGGTACTGGCGGGTGATACTGGGTTTGTGTTGCCATATAGATTAGGCATTCCTGTAGTTGCTGTTCGACCTGTACTGCCATAGGCTAGTCCTTGTCCCGGCTGTAAATCGTTTTGGGACATTGCCGGACTCGCACCTAACGCACCCAAGTAACCCTGTGCATTCAGTCCAAGTCTTTTCTTCTGTTCTTCTCTTTTCTTCTGTTCTTCGTCGTATCCCATGAAATCTCTATATGAGGCCATATTATCTCTCCTGTTCGTTATTTCGGTCTAGGTGGTGTTGACCATTCGTGATAGAAGCATTGCTGTTTTTGCGCCATCTGCTCCATACTATATGGAACACGCGACTTCTTCACATTACAGAACTTTGGTTCACATGTTTCGTAATAGGCGTCAATCCCTTTCCAACCACCCATGACTTCATCCTGAACGATACGCCACGCATTATCATCGCTCCATCTGCTTTTGTCTGGCAATGTTTCCCAAGCCTCTATTGCGCGTACAGGAATAGTTTTATCGGCAAGATACATGAATCCACTAATACTGCGAAATTCTCGCCCATTATTCCGCCATGGCAAAAAAGGTATTCTGCGAATCCGCATCAAGTTCATCTGCATCTTGCCCTTCTTGCGAGTTTCTTCCCAAAAATCGTCAGGTGTCGCAGATGTTGGGTAACAGTCCCAGTCCAGGAAAACAATTTCGTCAAATCCACCTTCTCCCATTGCGTAACGTATGAGGTCAATCTTGGGACGGTACTTATCTTTTAGATCAGGCCATGAATCAGAATCCTCGCCAGCCAGAACTACATCAAGACCTTTCCGTTTCAGGAAAGTGTAGTTGTCTTTCCCATAAACAAACGTTGTAAACGTATGTGGAAACTTCTTGGTTTGAGTCAACGCAAAATCAATCTCACTATTCAACTGTTGTCGAGCTGTTCCGGGATTATCTATACCCCATAAACATCTGACAAAACCCGTTTTCATTACTACACCTTTCATAATCAAAATTGATCAACATTTTGCCATGTACAATACCACTGCGGATCATCGCATGGAGGCTGGAAGTACAAAACCGGCACTTCTATTGTGGCAGAATATATCTGACCGCAATTCGTCCATTTACTGCCGTTGCTGACTGCCCATCCCAATGACTTGAAGCATGTACTACCAGTTTGCATGGCTGGTGTTGATCCGGCATCCACAAATTTATCAAGATATGGTTCGTATCCTGCCGCAAAAGTGCCAGTGTCAGGATCAACTCTTATCACCATACCTACTATGTATCGCCCCGCTGCGGGAACCGCGAAATTATCAATATTACTTCCACTCGGCCAGTACCATTGCGCCAGGATGCCTGCCCAAATGTTGCCAGCACCGATATACAATTTCGTTCCCGTATTCTGGATTGTCAGTCGAAATTGATTACCCTCAACAGGCGGATGACTCGGCCAAGTAGAATCCTGTCCTACTCCCATTGCGACCTTCATATTCAGTTCTTCCAGTGTCGCTTCCTGTTCCAAGACTTTGTTGGTCAACATGGAAAGTTTAGCATTAAGTTCCTGCTCCTTTTCTTGTGGCGTCTTGTCAGGAAAGGGATTGGCAATCGGTTTGGGTGTAGGTGGTGGCTCAACTTTCGGTGAACCTATGGCGTGATAACCGGGCGTAGATTCCCACTGTGTCTGTTTGACTTTAGATTGATCATTGGTGTTACGTGACTGACCTACGGGAACATCATTGGTGTTGCGGCTCGCCGGATACACACGTTCCTCTTGTCCTTCCATTTCAGGATCATCCCATGTGTTACCGCCCTTTGCCATTATGAGATACCCCACGTTGTTGCTTTATCTGCCACTTCAACGCGCTTGCCTTCAAATATAAACTGCCCCACCATCGGCCCCTTGATTCCTGTAACATGACCGCGTATGCCATCATGTGTTTGATAACCTGACTGTGCATCAACCTTGAGAAAGGCTTCCGCACCTGAGCGTATAGCAAAATACTGTACCCACACCTTGAATGCACGTAAGACGCCATTATATTCAGCAACGCCAGTAAAACTGTACGCAGTCCATGCGCCGCCATCCACATCGTCTGGCGTACGGGTATCCATACTGTATTCCAATAGGCCATTATCCTCTTGAGAACCCGACGCTGAATTATTAGTTGTCGCCGTCAGGTATGCCGCTTTGTCCACCGCCAACTGCGCCGCTGTTGCGTGTGATCTATGCAAGTATTGTTTGGTCGAATAACCACTACTGTACGATAACAGGAACGTAAGCATATTGAATACGGTCTGTTCCGAGACTGTGCGGTTCTTGCCTGATTCGGTCGGGTCATTCTTGACTACAACTTGTGTGCCAGTGGCCGGAGTTGGTTCTGCTACAGCATCACCTTCAGTGTTTTTTGATATGGAGGTGGTGTGACCTATAGCCTTGTCATAATCAGTGGAAAGTTGAGGAACTACGGTAACAGTCTCATCCACCGTTTGCAGTTTGCCTGATTCGTTTGGTTGATTGATCCGCCGTTTCATTGTTCCCGGCGTAGGGACTAATGGATCGGCCAATGCTGCATCATTTTCGGTTCTCTTGTCTCGTCGTATTGTCCTTGCCGCATTGTTGTCATAATCGGTAGAAGTTTGATCTATAACCGTAGTGGTTTCGAGTACTGTCCGTTCTTTGCCTGATTCAGTTTCATCGTTGATGATTCGTAGTAAGGTTCCGGCTGCTGGCGGATTGCCAGGGTCAGGATCAGCAACGACAGCACCTTCAGTATGCTTCACTCGTTCGATCAGTCGAGCCGCGTTCTTGTCGTAATCGGTTGCGGTTTGATCTATGACTTCTATAGTTTCATCCACTGTCTGAACTTCACCTGACTCAGTAGGTTGATTGATCCGCCGTTTCATTGTGCCTGGGGTCGGTACAAGTGGATCATCCAATGCCGCTGGATTCTCTGTATGCTTGAGCCTCGTGATCTCCCGCGCCGCATTGTTGTCGTAATCAGTTGCGGTCTGATCTATCACGGTGACAACCTCATCAACCGTCTGATTCTTGCCCGACTCATTAGGTTGCGTGGTTCTGCGTACCATAGTTCCGGGCGTAGGTACAAGTGGATCAGCAAGGGGCGCATCGGCTTCGGTATGCTTGGTTCGTTCTATCTCACGCGCTGCATTATTGTCGTAGTCTTTGGCAGTCTGGTCTATTGCCGTTACCGTCTCGTCAATCGTCTGATTCTTTCCCGACTCGGTTGGCTGATTAACCCTTCGCTTCATCGTTCCGGGAGTTGGTACGCCAGGATCAGCAAGGGGCGCATCGGCTTCGGTATGTTTCAACCGTGTTATCTCACGCGCAGCATTATTATCGTAATCCGTTGCCTCTTGATCAATGACTGTTGCCTTTACCCGGTCTTTGTCATACTGGCACATCTCATTGAGTTCAACGGTACTCCTGATAATCTCACCAGCAACCCGCGTGGTATCCAGTGGCGTTGCCGTGGTATCGTTGATGACCTTATCTTCCAAGTCAGTTCGTGCCGCACTACCGTAAGACTGATATTGGGCTTGCGTGACCTTGATTGCTATATGTTGCCGTACTGATAAGGTGTAAAGGCCGCGTTGCGTATCAAAACCAACAGTGATCTCATTCATTACGCCGGGACTATAGGCGGCACGTTGAAACTCTACTATTGCGGCTTCCAATACAGTCTTGCTCAAGCCTTCTTTTACTATCAACCGCACATCTTCCTTACAGTTCTTGGCATAGGTGTACTCGAAATCAGTCAGTAACCCACTGTTCATGGTACGGAATATGTCAACACTGCCATCTTCCTGCTTCTCGCCCCATGCCTTCTCAACTGTGTACGTGCCTGTGTACGCCTGTCCATCGGCAACAGGATTGGTTACAGTCTTGATACCCTGCAAGGCAACTATCATGTCATCTGCTTTGAGCGGGTCGCAGTACCGCCAGACTTGGGTCAGGGTAAGAGTTGGTATCTCCGGGACAACTTCCACTTTGAACAGGCGTACATCGGTATCAGGACTGACAAATGCCTGTAGAAAACCGAGCGCAAGCGACTCGATTATTTGACCATCACTTTCAGCTTTGCCAATGAGATGTTGAACCGACACTTGCCGCCATACGCCGGGAAACTCTTTCAGGTCCGCTTGCGGCGCGGTATATGTACGTCTTGCCCGTAAGTCGGCGGTAATGGATTCCAGGAACTTGTTAGGTATGCCTTTCCATGCGCGTTTGAATACTCTATCGTTGACCAATGCGCGGGATTCTTCACTACCCGGAATCAGGTATGCCTTTTCTTCCGCACACAGAATATCAATTTTGTATTCAGCCGCCATAAGACTTACCCAGTAGTGGAGTCCACATCCCCAAACTTGTATTTCAGCGACAGTGTTTGCTGATGTCGCATTTGAACAGTCTTCAACTTGTCTTTGTACTTACGTTCAACCCCATCTAACCCCTGAATTGTCCACTGCCCCTGATCAGAAATGTAGTAATCCAGTCCAAGCGAGATCAAACCCTGATACGTCTGTTGATCAAGTGCAATGGTTTCATTCACACCCGCAATCAATGCTGTAGTAAGGTACAGTCGTTCATT